GCCTGATTGCCGGATCCGCTCACCGTCGGCGTGCAGGAGGGATAAGATCGCCTCTGGCTCGCCGGTTGGGTAGAAATCCCGCTCGACGCGCGTTTGATTAACCGGTGCGCGCTGCAGGGGCAGATCTTGAAAGGCGATCGCCTGTCGATCATCCGAAAGGTCTTTGGACATCAGATCCGCTCCTCGACCAGACGCAGCGGGGCTTTGCCCTTTGCGAAACGCTCGACCGCAATCTCAGCAACGCGGATCACGCCAAGTTCCTTGCGGGCCAGACCCTCGATGTCGCCCGGCAGTGGTTTGCTGCGGTGCATGTCGTTCTTTGAACAGATCCACCACTGGCAGGATTTCTGGATCGCCCAAGCCGGTAAGCCTTGCAGGCACTCGACCCAGTCATCAATCACGGCCTCCACGACATGCGCCGGGAGTGACGAGACGTAATAATGGCTCAGAAGGGCCGTCACCCGCCCCGCTATCCATTGCAGTTTCGCCGGTTCCGTCAGGCTTGCCATGTCCTTCTTGATTTTGACGATCTCGGTCTGCCCATTTATTGATCGATCCATCAGTTCCAGCATTGAAGCCTGAATGTGGGTCGCCCCTTCGACTGACAGAACCAGCGGCGGCATTTGGTTTGTGATCTCGGTTGTCATAATTTCCCTCCATAACCTTCGTAAAATTGCCAGCTGTTACCAGCCAGTCAAACGCAAACGCTGTCCAAGGATCCCGCGACCGGCCGCGCAGGAAGTCGCTGGCAAATGCTTTGCGCAGAACGGCCTCCCATCCCGGCAGGCCATCGCAATCCTTGAGACGGGCCTTGAGCTTTTTGGATCTGGCTGCACTCAATTTCTGGACCTTGGGCCACCCTGCCTTTTCTGCGGCGGCGTTGTAGCGGCTGACGGCGTACTCAAGATCCGATGAAACTGGTGTTTGTGGCGGCGTGGCTTTGGAAGCTACGTCAGTAGCTTCTTTCTCTTTTATTACATCTGGTATTAAACCCTTATTAGGTTTGTCCCGCTGCTGTCCCACTGCTGTCCCGCTGCTGTCCCGCTTTATTTTTTTAGCTGTCCCATCAAACTCAGGGACGCTCTGATAATCATCGTATTTACAGACGGTTATGACGTTGATCCCTGTCCCGCTTTCGATGTCTATCATGTCCCGCTTTTTGAGACGTTTCAAAAACCTATCTACTTTGGATTTTGACCAGTCCCACGCTTCGCACATGAAACGGACGGAACAGGCAAGCTGACCGCGCTCAGTATCGACCCATATTTTGCCAACGGGTTTGGCTCTGGGCTTGTAGGATGCTTCCATAATCATCCAGATGAACGCCTCGCGCTCACTGAACGTCTCTGGCTTGAACGCTTTATCGTCCCAGATCCTGCGCGATATATTTACCGTCCCGCTCATAAATCCCCCATCGTCGGCAGATGGTGCCAGAAGTGTTGAGAAAAGGTCTTGTGGTATGAATTTCGGCTAATGCTCACTTAAAATCCCCTATTGAGCCGGGGTCGATGACAGGATATATATTCCGCATCGACGCAGCTGGTTGCGTCACAGGGCTGGGTGTAGAGCTCGTTACTCTCCCCAGCCCGACCTTCCTCGCATAGAGCCAATTCCCGATCAAGGTCATATCAGGTGGTCGTCTTGGTAGGATCGATCCTGCGTGACGTGGCACAGACCCGGCTCGATATAGGCCCGGACAGTGCCGGTCGCGCCAGATCTCTGCTTTGCCACAATCAGATCGATGTTGTTCTTGCAGCGTTCCATCGCATAGCGAAGGTCGGCTTCTGCTTCGACATCACTGCCGTTCTGCGCGTCAATCTGACGCTGCAGGTAATAGGCTTCCCGGTAGGTGAACACGACGACGTCAGCATCCTCCTCGAGCTTACCAGTGTCGCGCAGGTCGCTGAGCATGGGTGTCTGGACATCCCGGCTCTCGACGGCCCGGCTCAGCTGCGCAAGGGCCACGACAGGCACCCCGAGATCCATCGCAAGATCCTTGCAGAGATCAGAGGCGGCTGATGCCTTGTCATAGCCGTTGGTGGCCTTCTTGCTTTCGATCTTCTGGACGTAATCGATCACGACCAGACCGAGAGGTGTATCAGTGTCCTCCAGCTGCTGCCGCGCACGGCGTACCGCGGATCTCAGGCGGGAGGCTTCGCGCACGTCTCGCTCCCCGACAAAGAGGGGCAGGGATTTCTGCCGGTCGGCCTCGCCCGCGACGTGGCGCATCTCATCCTCGGACAGCTGGCCTTTGATCATCCGGCTGTAGGGGATGTTGATGCCGTTTGCCGCCAGACCCTTGGAAATGAAGCGGGTGCCAAGTTCTTCGCCGGTCATCTCAAGGCTGCCGAAGAACACGCCGACCTTACTCATGGCCGCTGCAAAGGCGATATTCTGGGCAACGGACGTCTTGCCCATCGATGGACGGCCGGCAAGCAAGATCATGTTGCCCGGTCGCATGAACCCCAGCACGTTATCAAGCTGCGCCAGACCCGTTGAAACGCCCGGCTCGACCACGCCCATATAGGCGTCATTGATGCGCGTCAGGGCACCCATCATCGAGGACAGGTGCGTGCGGATCAGGGGCTTGATGCTGGACTTGCTCATAATGGCGCCAGCGGAGGTTTCGACAGATCCGGCAATCACCGTGGCCGGTTCCTTGCCATCCGATATGCGCAAGGTTGCATCCTGAAACTGCTCAAGCAAAGAGCGCTTGGCAGAGAGGTCGACCACCATTTCGGCATAGTCGCGGATCGCAAAGCTGGACACCGCCGCACCGGACAGGTTGACCAGATAAGTCGGCCCGCCAAGCTCGGCGAGGTTTTCATCGGCCGCGACGGCCGGTTTCAACGTCACTGGCGACGCAATCATGCCATTGTCCACGCGGTCGCGGATCAGACCATAGATCATGCCGTGCACAGGATCATAGAACGCCTCGACATCGAGGACGTCAGACACCTTGTCGATCAGATCATTGTTGTTGAGAAGTGCGCCGAGTATTTGCTGTTCAGCCTCGGTCGAGTGTGGCGGCTCGATGGTGGCGCTAGGATTGAACGTCCTTGCCATTAAATAGATCCCCTGAAATTGATGAGTGTCCGACAAGTCTCGCTCGGGCGAGATCCCAAGCTGCGGCGGCGTCGGCTTCGTTGTCGTTGGCTATGGCCCATCCAAGGCGCTTGCAACGATTGATCGTCTCACCCTTGGCGGCATCGCGCTTGAGATTGCCACGGCCAATGAAATGCTTTCGGATGGTCTGAACCGGATATTCCCTAAATTTGATGTGGTGAAAATGACAGGTGGCATAGACGCAGGCCCGAAGTCCCATTGCCAGTTGCACCCGGCTCGCTGCGCCGGGGGCACCGGAGGCAATCGCCTGTTCGACAATGATGAAATCTGGCTTGTGTTCGAGGATCAGGCGCTTGGTCATCACTAGGGCTTGTGCAAAACGGGCACCGTGACTGGCCCCGGTATCACCCAACTGCTCACTGCTGCAAATGGGGCGACTACTGGAGTCGCCAACGGCGACCCCAGTGTTGCTTGCAAGATCAAATGCCAGAAGGATCATTCAGGCGGGGCAGTGCTTGGATCTGGGATCAAATCGTGCATCTCATCCCGCCATTTATGTTCCACCATTGCGTCGAACATCGGCTCGAACGTGCGCAGGAAATCGGCGCGGGCTGTCTCTGACTTGTTCTCGATCGCGCGGATCACGCCAAGGGCCGCGTTGTTGTAGCCCTTTTCGTCCAAGATGCCTTTGATGCGTGATCGCAGAGATCCAGTCGCCTCAGAAACGACCCGTTGCTTGTTCGAGAGTTCGTCCAGAAATGATTTCAATTCTGGGTAGTCAACTTCGATGGATGAGTTATCGCCCATTGTTGGTTCCTTCATGTTTCGCCACCGTCTGTGGCCTTGGTGGTGGGTTGAGCGGATTTGCTCGGCTCAGACCCTGTGTCCTCCTCAGTCTCGAAGTAGGATTCCATCGGCACGGCGCCGTCACTCACAGTCTTGATCTTATAGGCCAAGGTGAGAGAGGGCAGGCGGATCCCGCGAGAGATTTCAGATAGATAATTCTCGCTGGTTTCCACGCGCTTAGAAAAACTACGCAGAGATTGGTCGGTCGATCGCAGATATTTTTTCAATACAGACATCCGATCCGTATCGCATACGGCGATAAGTGCGGCAATCTAAAATCGCAGGCCGCGACAGAAAACACGCTCGCAACGATATTTATTGCGGTTCGTTATTGACGAATACTCGCAACAGGCGATAGGAGTGTTCTACATATACACCGCAAAGGAAGCCGCCATGATTACACAAGACAATATGCAAATTCGCGAATTGGGTCCGAAGGATCTGATCACAGAAAACGGGTTCTATCGTCTCTCGATGGACCGCCACCACAACCAGCCCTGCGACGGTATAAGTGTGACCAGCTCAGTGCTGAGGACGCTCGAGCTTGGGACGCCGTCAGATGTCTGGTCGTTCCATGCCTTGAATGAGGATCGCATGGAAAAAGATCAAACCGAGGCGATGAGGATGGGCCGCGCGATCGCGTCCTTCATCGAAGGCGGTCCAGAGGAGCTGGAAAAGCATTTTTATGTGCTGCCAGCTAACAAGCCAAACAAACCGACTGAGGCGCAGCGCAATGCCTATCTGAAAGGCGCCGGCACAGAAGCCGGGATCCGGTCGATTGAGTTTTGGGCGAAGGTCGACGCGGATCCTCGGGACGTCATCACGGAGTCGAGCTGGGAGCTTATCTGCAATATGGGTAAGGCGCTGATGAAGGATCCAGCTGCAGCGGCCGCGCTTGGCGGCGAGCCGGAAATAACGATGGCGTGGTTCGATGAGCGCTCAGGGCTTTGGTGCCTCGCGCGGCCCGACCAAGTCCAGTTCACCGGCATGGTGTCGGATTACAAAAAGATCAGCACGCAGGGCGCGTATATGTCTGGGTCGATGTGCGATCGTAAGATCACGCAATACGGCTACCACGCGCAAATGGCTTTTGCCTGCGAGGGGTTTCAGGTGCTGACCGGCGAGTGGCCGGAACAGGTCGGTCTGATCTTTCAGATGGATAGCAAGCCGTATCATTCCATCCTGCGCGGGATCGATGAGGAATCGCTGAGCATTGGGATGTTCCAGAACGACCGCGCGCGCATGCGCTTCCGGGAGTGCCTGAACAGTGAAAACTGGCCGGGGCCGGGGGAGCATATCGCGAATTATCACATGCCTGAGTGGCTGCACGAAAGGCTGACCAAGGAAATGCAGGAAGGTAGTGCGACATGAGCGAGATCACGATGAAAAAGGAAGATGAAATTCAGCCTCGGAAAACCGGGGATGACGTGCCGGATCTGTTCACCGTCGACCCGGCGCTGGGCCAGTATCAGTTCGGGGATCTGGCGAAGTATGTCGAGTTTTCAAAGCTCATGTGTCAGGCGGGTGAAATGCTGCCGAAGCACGCGCAGAAGAACCCGGCCATCTGTCTCGCGCTGACGATGCGCGCCGTCCATTGGGGGTTTGATCCGTTCGCCCTCGCGCTCGAGAGCTATCAGGCCGGGGGCAGTGGGCCGGTCGGCTACATGGCAAAGGTGTTTACGGCGGTCATTCGGAAAGCCGGGATCACGCTGAATTATCGTTACGAGGGCGAGCTGATCATCCTCGATAAGCCGGTCAAATCCTATAAGGGCAATGAGGTCGCCAAGCGCACGGCCACCGGCAATCGGAAGTGCATCGCCTATGCTGAAATTGGCGGGCATTTGCTGGAATATGAAACGCCGGAGCTAGACCAGATCACCATCAAGAACAGCCCGCTATGGCACAATGATCCAAATCAGCAGCTGGCCTATTACGCCGGGCGCGGCTGGGCGCGCAGGCATCGCTCGGATCTGATGATGGGCGCATATAGTCAGGATGAAATTCAGGACATGCGCGCCATGCGTGACGTGACACCGAAACCATCCGGCTTTGCCCAACTCGGCGACAATGCCCGAAATAAAGCCGCCTCAGCGCCGAAAGAGGAGGATGCCATACCATCCACCCAGAAAGAGACGAAAGACGAGCCCACGGACGACACAGCCGACGACGCGGCTATCGAGGGGGATCTGATTAAGGACGACGTTGCCGAGGATCAGCCTGAAACCGAGATCGATCCGACCAGCCCGGCTTTTGGGATGGGAGCTGAGGCGGCGGGCGAGGACTTTATCGGCCGCGATCAAGGGCCGTTCAAGGCCAATGAGGAATCTGACGTTGAGCACGCCAACTGGCTGGCAGGGTTCGATAGCATCGAGAGGAAAACCGATGGCGGAGAATAGTGGCATCGAGTGGACAGACCACACTTTCAATCCATGGATCGGTTGCACGAAGGTCAGCGCGGCCTGTGATTTCTGCTACGCCGAGGCGTGGGATAAGCGCGGGCTGCAGGGCGGCCCGTCACGCTGGGGGCCAAAGGCCGATCGCACGCGCACAAAGACGTGGGGCAATCCTATCCGCTGGCAGAATAAAGCCAAGGCTGAGGGTAAGCGTTACCGCGTGTTCTGCGCCTCGCTGGCCGACGTGTTCGATAACCATAAGTCGATCCTGCCAGCGTGGCGCAAAGAGCTTTGGGCGTTGATCCGTCAATGTCCCGATTTGGACTTCCTGATGCTCACGAAGCGGCCTCAGAATATCACGCGCTACCTGCCAGATGATTGGGGCGACGGCTATCCCAACGTCTGGCTTGGCGCGACCGTCGAGAGCCAGAAAGAGGCCGATAGATTGGCAGCGTTGGTCGAGGTTCCGGCCGTCGTTCATTTCCTGTCGATGGAGCCGTTGATGGGGTCGGTGGATCTGGGAGCGCATATCGCTGGTCTGGAGTGGGTCATTACGGGCGGCGAGAACGGCAAGTATTATCGGCCGGTGGATCCAGACTGGTTTCGCACGCTGCGCGACCAATGCGCCGCAGCTGGCGTGCCGTTCCTGTTCAAGCAGTGGGAAGGCGCATCGCAGAAGATCATCAAAGCAAAAGGCCGAGAGTTAGACGGGGTCATCCATGATGGGTACCCAGTCGGCGCGGCCTTTCAGGGAGGGTAGATCGATGACGCCTAAGCAAAAGAAAATGTATGACGCGATCTGCACTTTCATGGCCGATAAAGGCTATTCGCCGAGCTACCGCGAGCTGGCCGACATGCTGGACATACGATCCACGTCGCAGATCCATAATGCGCTTGGCCGGATGGAAAAGCAGGGCTTGATCACGCGCACGCGGGGTCAGTCCAGATCGATCGAGCTGGTCGCCGCCTCGCCGCACAGGATCAAAGACATCCTGCAGGAGATGAAAGACACGCTGCGCTTATATGATCGATTGAAGCTGTCGCCGGCCGTGACAGTGGCAAAGCTCAGGAATGTCATTCCAGACATCGAGGCAGAGTTATGAGCCATTATTCACCGCACCTCTTGCCGAAGGTGAGATCCGACGTGCTCATGCAGGCCATTGGCGGCAACCTTCCGAAAAAGCTCAGCGGCCCGCATTATCCCTGCACGCTGCGGATTGCCGGGCTGATACCGGGGCATCGCTGCGCATCCCCTGATACCGTCGTTGGCTGCCATCTCGGCAATCTGGGAAAGGGCATGAGCACGAAGGTTTCGGATCTGAATGTCGGCGCCGGGTGCAAAGCGTGCCATGATCTTATCGATATGGTCGATAAGCGTTGGTTCAAGCTGATGGAGGATCATGGCGTCACGGTCCTGAACCGCATCATTTCCAGCATCCAAGAGACGCAGGCTATGTTGATCCGCGACGGCATCATCAAAGTGAAAGGTGGCACGATCATATGAGTGAGAAATATCAGCCGACAGAGGCGCAGATTGCCAAGGTGCTCGAGAAATACAAACCGCGGCAGATTGCGATCGCGTATCTGAAAGCCTCACGTCGGGCCAGTCAGGCAGAGACAGCTTTCGACCTGATGTCCGACATCAATGATTTCACATTATCCGCAGTAACAGGAGATATAGAAGCAGCGGGAAAAACAGTCGAAAAAGTAGCACAACGGTTCGAGCGAGAGCGACGAACCAACACGCAGACAAACGAAAAGGGAAAGACGATATGAACGATCAAACAGACGCCGCCGCCGCCGAAGAAGCCACAGCTTTCGATCTGGTGGAGACAACCGACGTAACCTCTATTTTCACTGGGAAAACCGTCGACCAGCTGCTCAGTAAGCTGGAAAAAGAGGTCCGGTCCTTTGCGCCAGATCTCAGCTCAGCAAAAGGCCGCAAAGAGATCGCCTCTCTGGCCTACCGCGTATCGCGGTCCAAGACCGAGCTGGACAAGGCTGGTAAGGCGATGACCGAGAGCGCCCGCAAGGAAATCGAAGCCGTCAACGCAGAGCGCAAGAAGATCGAAACGCGGCTGGACGCCCTGCGCGATGAGGTTCGCAAGCCGCTGAACGATTGGGAGGCGGCCGAGGAAAAGCGCAAGGCGGATCTGCGCGAGCGATTGACCGCGTTCCACGACCGCACTGACTGGTCGATGGACAGCGAAGCCATTGCCGCGATCCTCGCTGAGGTTGAGGCAATCGACATCGATGAGAGCTGGCAAGAGTTCACGACGATGGCCGATGAGGCCAAGCTGGCGGCCGTGAAAAAGATGCGGGCGGATCTGACAGCGGCGAAGGGCCGGGAGGATCAAGCGGCCGAATTGGCGCGGCTTCGGACTGAGGCGGCTGAACGGGAGGCGCGGGAAGCCACAGAGCGGCAGGAACGCGAGGCCAAGGAGCGGCAGGAGCGCGAGGAACGCGAGGCCAAGATTGCGGCCGAGGATGCCGAGCGTAAAGCCAAAGCCGATGCTGAGGAGGCGGAACGCAAAAAGAAGGCCGACGCTGAGGAGGCGGAACGTCAGGCCAAGCGGGACGCTGAGGACGCTGAGCGCAAGGCCGTTGATGATGCCCGCGCAGCTGAGCAGGCCAAGATCGATGAGGAGCGCAAGCGCAAGGATGATGAGCAGCGCGCGATTGCTGACCGTCTGAACGCCGAACATGAGCGGGCCGAGCAGATGATCGATTATCTCAAAGAGGTCGGCAACGGGATGATTGGCGGCGAAGTGCAGCCGTTTGGCATCCTGATCTATGAGCTTGAGAAAAAGATCCAGATCGATGACCAGTTTGGCGCTCACAAGGCGGCTTTGGAAGTGCTGCGCGATACCATGTTGACGAAGCTGAAAGACGCGATGGCAAGCCAGAAGGATGATCTGGTCGTGTCGGAGGTTCTACCAGCGGATCCGGTCAAGACCGATGGGGATCTGCTCGCGCTGTTGCGCGATACCTGCACAGCCTCGGATCTCAGCTGGCGGGACATCAGGAAGGTGATCGATGATCTGTCGGCTTGGGCGGAAGCTCAGACCGTTGATGCGATGGTCGCCAGCACAGAAGCCAAAGAGGGCAAGTCGTGAGGCTCAACATCATCAGCTGGCTCGAAAGCCACATCGTCGGAAAGGAGCCAGCCAAGGTGACACTTGGCAACCTAACCCTCGAGCAGAAACATCCATCAAAGGAGGAAATGAGCCTCAATGCGTCCCATGTGGACGTGGTCGATTATCGATTGCATCTTGGTGTGCGCGTCAAAGTAAGGAATGGCGACCACGGCAGGGCTCATCAGCGTGTTTTCGAGATGATGTGCCGGGAGGTATTCGGTGAACTCGAGGGGCAGATTGTGGAGGTTGTCGATTGGGCATTTAAGCAGGGCTATGATCAGGAGATCATTAGCCAGATCCAACGCCTTGCGCGTCTATCATCCGGGCGGGACGTATGATCTGCCGCGTATGCAAAGGGACCGGCCGCGTGACTGAGCGCGGCCGGCACTATCTCGATCAATCCGTCAGGAAAACCTGTCTGGAGTGTTTCGATCAAAAGGCGGCTGAGGCCGAGCATGACGCCTTCATGGCCCGGCAGCAGGCCGACCGAGATGAAGCTGATCGCCTGATGGATGAGGCCCGAGATTTTGACGTGATCGACGGCTGAAAAAAGGATCGGGGTGGGCTAATACATATTGACCCACCTCGCTACCTGCGATACATATACGTTAGGCAATGAAGCCCAGAGGTTGAAAGGATCGAGAGTGCAGTTTCAAGCAGAGCCCATAGATCGCCCAAATCAGATGTCTGATCGTGAGATCATCGAGCGCCTTGAGGAGGCGGAATACCAGCAATGGCGATGGGCAAATATGCGCGACGGAACGCTGATGCCAGAGGAGGAACCGCCATCCCTGCTAAGCCGGGAAAGCCTACAAATCAGCGTTGCTCTCGGGGCGGCAATTCTGACGGCCATGTTCACAGTCATCGGGATAGGGGAGTTCATAGCAAGCGTCTACGGATCTTAGCGGTCAGCGGCCCGGTGGGCCATTGTGCGATACGATCCGTATCGATTGAAGGGAAATACCATGAAGAAGATCTACATCACCGCCGCCATCATCGCCACAATGTCTGCTCCTGCTTTTGCGGGCGAGGTCCAGTTTGGCGATCGCACCTATAACCGGAACAACGCCGAAGCCGTGGCCGAGGCGCGCGCCAATGCAGCTGCAATCGCGGCGCAACAGCAAGGCCAAGCGCAGAGCGCCGACGCCAGCAACAACGGCGTGACACAGACCGCCACCACCAACTACCGCCGCACCGTTTCCTCCCCAACGGCCCCCAGCATGTCGGCCAATGGGTGCCAAGAGGCGTGGTCGGCAGGCGTCACTGGCTACTGGCTGGGCGTCTCGGGCGGAAAGGTCACAACCCCGGATTTCTGCAAAGGCAAGATCAACCGCGAGACTATGGAAGCGGCCGGCTTTGGGCAGACAGTGCAGCAGCAAATGCTGGTCGACACCGTGCCTGAAATCCGGGACGCGGCCATCGCTCAGGGTGTTGCAGTGAAGCGTTCAGGCGGCACGGCCAGTTCCAAAGGCTCAGCGACCCGGACAGCCGCTGCGGGCGTATCCGGCGCCAATCGCTAAGCTGTAATCGACACTCAAAAAGGCGGGGTCTTATTGGCCCCGCCGTTCGCGTGAACAAAGGATGAAGCCATGATGATGCCGCGTACTGAATACGAAATGTCCGACGAAGATCTCGAGATCCTGCTCGACGCCGGAAAGCCAACGCCTGTGATGATGACCGGTGGATCAACCGGGTCATCCCCGCGAGAAAACGCGACTAGAGCGTGGGAAGCGCTGGGCAAAAAGATGGGCTTTGACGGTATGTCTGTCCGTCCGATCTCGGGTAAGGGCCAGAAGTTCTTTTCAGCCATCCCCAGCGAGACGGACGAAGCCAAGGCCGAGCGTCTTGAACGGGAAGCAGCAGAGGCCAGAGTCGCCGAGAGGGACGCGCTGCAAGTCGAAATCGCACGCTGCCAGAAGCGCCTTGCGGAGCTGGATGAATGAAGGATCCGCGCGATCGCAAAAAGCTCCAGCGCAGGTTGGATCTGATCATCGCCGTGCTTTTGATCATCTTCGCCATGCAGGGCTTGAGCGTGTTAGTTAAAATGGTGGGATAAAATGACATATGAAGAATTGAAAGCCGCTGGTTTCGTGAATCATCACGATTGCGGCTTATGCGGGTCGCCGGTCGGCCACATGATCCATCCAGAAATGGCTTGCGCTGTTTTCCAGAGCGGGTGCGATTGCGGCGGGCCATATCCAAACTATCGGATTCTCACGCATGATGAATTGGCCGAGATACCCGGAATTGAGATATGAAAACCCTCAAAAACGCTTTGTGGATGCTGGGGTATATAATCGTACTGATCGCGCTCACGTATTGGATCATCGCGTTGGGCGCATGGGCCTTGTCGACATAACGAGCAACGGAAGAATCGATCAAATGGGAGACGCATCGTGAGGATTTTTGAACATACGAGCAAAGACCGTGATCTGTGGCGCGGCTGGCTCAAGAACGGCCAAGCCGTCGAGATCTCCAGAAACCGTTACGGCTGGGACTTCGGCGGCGGAATCCACATCCACGGCAATGACGACGACTTGGGCGACAGGATGCTGTTTCTCAAATTCTGGCGTTTTACGATCATTCTGCCGTTCGGCATTACGGCGCATCCGTGGCCGTCGATGGAAGGCCCACAATGGTCGGTCTACGCCTCCAAGGAATTTGGTCTGACGTTTCACTGGGGCTTGAAACGCAAGTCGTTTTACTGGCCGTGGGATCTGCACACGCTGAAATATCAGCAGCAAATGCCAGACGGTTCGTGGGTCAAGGTTCAGTATGAAAACGCGCCTTATGTCGAGCATCACGGATACGACTACGTTCTCAAATCGGGGAAGGTGCAGGAGCGGATTGCGACAGTTTCAAAGCGCCGGCACGTCCTCTGCCGCCGCGCGTTCAAATCGCTGGGCTGGCCGACTTGGATTGAAGAAAGCATCGACGTCCAGTTTTCAGACGAGGTTGGCGAGCGCTCTGGATCTTGGAAGGGCGGCACCATCGGTTGCAGCAATGAGCTCAGCGCTGGGGAAACCATGCTTGATAGCCTGCGCCGCATGGAACGCGAGAGGACGTTTTGATGACCCTCCCCGGCTATGACGCATGGAAGCTCAGCAGCCCGGACGATGACCGGCACCAGCTGGGCGTTAAGGAGGGCGAAGAATGTGGTCGCTATCCAGAGCCAGACGAGGATGAGCCCCGCGGCTACAAGCGACGGCCGTGCAAAGGCACAATGGTCGCTATTGCAGAGCATCCAGACACGGAAGAAGTAGCCGTGGGATGCGATACTTGTGGAGAAATGACATGACCGACACGCCCGCCCAGCCCGTATCTTTCGAGGAAGCCGTGCATCACATGGCCGAGGCCGCCCGGCTGGCCCCACATCAAGGGGGAATTGATATGACCGATCAAACAGACCCCCGCGATCTGGCAAACAAGGCGTTGACAACTCACACAGACGATCCGCGCGCCGCTAAGTTGCTGGACGAACTTGCAGACGCCCTCACCGCTGCGCTGGACGAAAACGCCCGCTTGCGCGAGTTGTACGGCGAGGCTGTCGGGCAACGAACAGTTGCTCAGCTTCGTGCGGCCGAGGCGCTGCGGGAGGCGGCGAATAGGTTGCGGCAGCTTCACCAAGACAGCAACGGAGTTGTCGCGCCGGGTATACGCCGAGATATGGACGCCATCCTCGCCCTCATCGACACGCCCGCCCCGGATCATATTGTTGACGCCGACAATACGATCGCGCCAGTTATCGCCCCGGCCATGCGCTGCGCTGAGTGCGATTGCGATAACCCACCACATGACTGCAACTGGATCAAACCGGGTCCATGTGCCCCGGCCCAGCCTTCGGTGCAGGAGGCGGCCCAGTTGTTGCTCGATATGCTGGCATTATCAGACGGGGTTCCAAAGATAGACGAAAAAGCCGCGCAGTCACTTTGGGATCGGGTGCAACATGCTGGCGGCTTCTACCCGGTGAAGGAATTTCTACTGGAAGTCGCCGGGGAGACAAAGGGGTGAGGCGAGAACTAACCATGCTCGCGGGCCTTGCCGCCCTGATACATGAACAAGAGCGGCCGATGTATCAGGGTATGAGATCCACCGGCAAGGATCGCCACCCGTCAAAGTCTGGCAAGAAAACAGACCATTCACGCGCTAAGGTTAAGGCCGCGCGCAAACAACGCAGGAGGAAAAAGCCATGACCGAGGCAACACCAAAACAGCGCTACGACGCGCGCCAGAAGCCCACCACGTCGCGCAGGCTCTGGCCCCATTCGGCATAGCGCAGGGGTGAGGCAATGGCGACCGCGACAGGCCCGATTGCGTTGCCAGCCCCACCCTACCCCTAAACTTCCTGATTTATCCGAACAGGAATAAAGCCAAAGCTCGGGTAGGTGTCCTCCAGCCCATCGGTGAAGGTGACGACAAACTCAGCGCGGTAAGTCCCGGCAGTGTCCGTTTCGCCAGCAGCGAACGCATAGCCCAAGACACCATCAGCATCCAAGACAGATCCGGCGGCCGAGATGACGACTGTGCCATCAGCATCCATCATGCGGAACAGCACGCTGGCCCCGGCGAATTTTGCGCCGCCGAGCTCATAGTCTGAGGTTGTGACTTTGATCGCGCGCTTGCGATCGCCGGGCTTCATTTCAAAATGTAAACTCATGTGATTTTTACGCCCCTGTTCTGGTCAATAAGTGTGACGCCAACGCTGGCGTTTAGGATCTCGTAGCCCCGCAAGGAATCTGCCGGGTAGGTGTATTCTGGGTGCTCAGCTCCAGTTGCTATCACCGTGGGCGCAAAGCCAAGGCCGATCGACGTCCCAGTGCCGGGAAAGGCTGTCGAATTGGCTGAGATAAGGGGCGATAACCCGACCCCGATAGATGTGCCGGTGCCGGGCGATACTGTAACGCCAGCGCCGACGATGGGCGATAACCCGACCTCCGTTTCAGATCCGGTGCCGGGTGAGGCTGTTGCCCCACTGCTCGCGACCGGCGCAAGCCCGACATCGATCGATGTTGCCTCACTTGGCGTGACGGTAGATCCCGCGGATACGGCTGGCGCAAGGCCGGATCCAGTCTCGGAGCCAGCGCCGGGTGTTGCCGTACCGGCGGCCGCTGCCGACGCGCTTGGTGCTAAGCCCACCCCAATGGACGTGCCGGTTGACGGGAAGGCAGTAGATCCAGCCGAGGCAGTCGGCTCGGTTCCAGATCCGATCTCAGCGCCGGTCGCGGGTGCGGCCGTAGATCCAGCTGACGTGCTGGGCGCCAGACCAATATCTGTCGACGTGCCGGTGCCGGGCGAGGCGGTTGATCCAGCGCTCACGCTTGGCGCCAGACCAAGGCCGGTCGAGCTGCCAGTGCCCGGTCGGGCGATGGTCGCGGATCCCGCCGTCGCGGTCGGCGCTAAGCCGATCTCGATCGTGGATCCGGTGCCGGGTGTTGCCGTGGATCCCGCCGAGACAGTGGGTGCCAGACCAAGCCCGGTTGTAGATCCGGTGCCGGGCAGGGCGGTCGCACCAGCTGACGCGCTGGGGGCAATGCCTATGGCGGTCGAAGATCCGACCCCCGGAGCGGCTGTCGATCCGGCAGATGCGGTCGGAGCCAAGCCTACGGCCGTCGAGGTTCCAGATCCGGGCAGCGCTGTAGATCCAGCCGACGCTGTTGGCGCTAAGCCTAAGCCGGTTGATGTGCCGGCGCCGGGGGTGGCCGTCGCGCTCGTACCGCCGCCACCAGCTGCAGCCAGCAATTCTAAAGATATGCCGCAGTTACGGTTCGACGCGGAGGATGAGAAAGTCATGGTCGAGGCGCTGGCGGTCGCGACTGTTTCATCTGCAACACCGCCAGAGCACTCGGCGTTGACATCGATAGCACCGCGCAAGGTGGCTCCAGATACAGTTGGAACTGTGCCGCCACCTTCCTGAGAGGCAAAGCCCGCAAAGACGATGCTATCCGCCGCTGTGGTGGTCAGATTTAAGGTCCGGTCGATGTCGGTATTAGTGTCGTCAGAGGCAAAGAACGCGCCGATTGGCGCTGTTTGGTCGATCCCTTCGTATTCCGTAACGAACGCCCCGAAAGCTCTGAAATTGACGCCAAGGTTTGCAGTTAAGGTCAAAGCTCCCGTAGCAGGTGCTTTGAAATAAACAGCTATGCTCCAGATGCGCGAGTTTGCGCTCGCGTTTTGGTACACGCCGTCGTTATTCACGCCACCCAATCTAATTGGGCCGGGTGTTACCGTGCCACCAACGGTTCCGTGCAGACCGAAAATGTATGCGACCGCCAAACGATCAGAGCCACTACCGATTGTTATGTCGGTAGTGGCCGTGAAGTTTGAAAGCGATCGACCGTCGTTGAATACCTCTACGGTCTGAACGTGTGGCATGAATTAACCTCCGAAGAAATGCGCCCAGCGAGGATCTGCCCGAGCAGCTGCACGCGCAGCAATGGGATCACCGTCTTGGATCGTGTTGAGAGCATCGACGCCAGAAGGCGACATGATGCCCGGCACTGTGTTGCCAGTTACCGTTGCTTGACCCGAGCTGATGTTCACCTTGGGCGTCTGCACGCCCTGAGACTTGGCGTTATCTCGGGGGATCCAAACCATCAGATTGTTGATCACATCGATCTTGCCGACATTGTGCAACGCGATGCCGTTGGCATGAGAGTTGAGGATCACGTTGCCATCCAGCGTCAAGTTATCCATGAAATTCCCCGCATCCGACCAGATTGACTGAGAGTAGAGGCCCGCACCCATGTCGATGAAGTTGTTTTTGAGGATGACGCCATCAGCCGTACCCATCAGCTGGATGCTGTCGCGATGGTCGCTGGCAAATTCCACCGTATCGGCGTCGTGCAGATAGTTGCCCTCGATCACGACATTTTTCATCGTGCCAGTGTTGATGCCATCCGAGCGGAACGTATGGATGTCATTGCCACGGATGGTGACGTTGTCGCCGTTTGCGCCGATTGCTTTCCAGAGCGTGTGGAACTCATTGCCCTCGATCAGGATCTGGTCATTGTTGCCCCAGATACGGATGCCGCGACCGATGCAGGATCCGTTTTCGTTGCGATCCCCTTCGATCACGCCGTTGATGATCTGGACCCGCGTGCAGTCCTTGACCAAAAAGCGGTTTGCGGAATCGTTATCGCCGGGCGAGTAGGTGTATTTGCAGTGAAGCCCATCGAAAATGACGTCGGTATGATTGTTGAGCGTCCAATCCCGGAACACAGGCTTATCGTTGGGATCTGCGGCGCGGATCGTCGTGCCGTTGGGAACAAGTGGCATACTGCCATAATAGCCCCCGGCCAGAAGGTATAACCCACTCCCCACGGCCAGAGCTGCCGCAAGCTGCGCCGCGTCCTGAATGTTGGCGGCAGGGTTCGGCACCGGGTTCGGATCAGGATTTGGCACCGGGTCAGGATCCGGGATGGGATCTGGGTTCGGCGCTGGATCCGGGTCTGGAATCGGCTCAGGCTCAGGCTCAGGCTCGGGTTCGGGTTCTGGTTCTGGCTCAGGCTCAGGCTCAGGATCCGGGATGGGTTCGGGATCCGGTTCGGGCGTGCCAGCCTCGGCAATCACGACCAGCAAAGGTTGCCAGTCGCCATCATCACTGGCGACGAGATATTCGTGCGTGCCATCGGCGTTCTTGCGCACCAGAAGGCTGTTGTCGCCCGCGCGGATCTCGCCGCCATTGACCGCTTGGATCAGCTTGAAAGAGGTGTATTGCATGATTACACCGCCGCCGTGAGGGTGCGCGTATAAACGCCCGCCGCATCGATAGTGACGGCCAAAGTGCCGTTGCTTGTCGACAGGCTGCCAGCATCCTCCAGCTCGCAGACGAATACCGGAATATCCGTTGCCGCCAGCGTGCCATCAGCCAGCGCGTTCCGCACGATGACCGCATAGGCTACGTTCGTCAGCGTAGAGGAAGCCCACGACTGATCAGGGCAATCATAGGTGATGACGAGGCCAGTGCGGCTCACTGACAGAGCGACCGCCTTGCCGTTGGCGGTATAGCCGGTTCCAGCGATCTCATTTGCCGAGATAGCCGACCATGCGGCGTCAGTGCTTTGGTTTGGCACATAGCCGGTGCCGACCAGCACCATGCGATAGCTGTCGCCGATCAGATCGATCGTACCGTCAGCCTGTTTCTCAGCCGCGTGGCCGAGGATGAACCAAGGATTAGAAGCCATTGTGTATTCTCCATTTTAAGGGGTGTTAGATGAGTGGTGGGGTTAGAGGATCATGGGCTGGCAATGCCCAAGCTCCTCGCAAAGCCCGATGAACACTTTTCGGTGGATCCCGATCTCGAGCTTGGTCTGCTCATCGTCCGTCGAGATGGCGGTTGGTAGCGTTTTCGACAACGTGTCGAACACCGCTTTAGTCGTCTCTGAGCCCACCGGTTTCTGTGAGCAGGCTGTCAGCATCAGCATCAGCGCCAATGCTGTCGAGGATTTTCCTAGATGTCTCATTGATCGTCTCAGCTCCCTTTTTATCGGCGGCCTCATATGCGGCCACGGTTTTCAAGACGCCCCTCTCAAACTGGACGTCGCCATATTTCCCGACGCCCAGCGCAAGGAGCGCCAAGACGGCTAGGGCGATGATCGACTTCGTGGTTGAAAACATGATTTGCCTCCTACTGGCTTATGCTGAGATCATCCCGCGATGCGCTGGATCCGCTTGCGGAACAGATAGGCCAGTGCAGCCAGCGAAATGAACAGACCGCCAGCGACAAGCGCCTGAACTGTCGGGTCAAGGCTCCCAATGGCGCTAATCACACCGCCAGACGCGATAACAGCCCCGCCAGCGCCTACAAGCACGCCCTTGGCCTCACTATCCCCTGAGACAGTGCTTGCCTCACGGGGCGTCTCTTTTACGAAGTCTGGCGTTGGAGTGTTCTTGGGGAATGATGCACCCCAGCGGGCGACAGATCCTCGATCATCGACATGCACGAAATTCTGGCGCGGATAAGTGCCAATGGCAGAGAACCCGACCTTGATCGCCGCCGCGATATATTCCGCCGGATTGTGGTTATCCATCCGAACATCGAAGGCGAGCCCTTCCAAGTGCTTGCTGCCCTTGGCGCCGCCGACCGCCTTGTTGTGCTCAGGGCTGCGATAGGCGCTGTTGACGATCATCGGACGGCCAAGCAGATCCCGCAGCGCCTGCAGCTTGTCCATCGCGCTCGGCACGATCATCAGACGGCCAGTCCCTCGGCACGCCATTTCCTGTGGGCTGAAACTCGGCCAGCGCCACTGGCTCATCGGATAGTCTTTCCAGTTTGCGTAGATCTTGGTCATTCTGCGATTCCTCTGCCAAAGAGCCGACCGGGAAAAAAAGGCGCGGTCAGCCAGTTATAGTATTCACGTTCGCTTGCCGGGAGGCTTCGATGCAGCGCGGCCAGCGCAGCCAATGCAGCCATAGCTGCCCAGATGTTGAAGCCGGTATTTAACAGCTCCCACCAGATGTTTTGATCTGCGGGTGGCATGACGCCGACCGTGCCCAAAAAGGGCCGCAGCAGATCCCACCAGAACATGCGTGAAACCGCCAAGGCCGACACCATGAACACGCTCAGCCGCATCAAATCATACTTGTTAAGGTTTGGTCGTATACGGACATACGGTCCCAAGCCGCGCAGCACCAATGCCATCAGAAACATGGCGATCAGCGCTGAGACTTCGTTCATATAGCTCATTTTGGTTTCACCCTTTCCGGCAAAATACCTTTGTCAAAAAGGTCATTAACTTCACGTTGTCGATATTTTATGGCGCGCTCGAGGCGCTGGCGTGTGGCCTCAGCAACTTCCATTGCCTGAACCGCATCAACTGCTTCCCGCGTAGGTGGCGCGGCCTTGCCGAATACCTGCGAGAAAAAGCTAACCATTGTTTTTACCCCGCACAGCATCGATGGTATTTTCCATTGTTTTTGTGACGGCGGCGAGTTGTTCTGATTGCCGCCTTTGATCGTCAAGACGCCCGTTGATCTGATCCATAAGCTGCGTCCATATGGCCCGGATCACAAAGCCCTCGAGAACGATGAACAGACCGGGCAGCCCGTAGGTTTCGAGAAAGGCCGGGATGTCGATACCATCCATAAATCTGCTCCAGTTGGTCGAGTTTACACAATTACGCCGCGATCAGGACCGCGGCGCGTAACATTATTTCCAACCCGGCCGATATTCCGGTTCCTCAGCTGATTTCGCCATATGGCCGGGATCGATCTTATCCAGAAGCCACCCCAGCGCGCGCCACCCCAGCTTATCCGATTGCTTGGCCGCGCGGGCGCTTACGGTTTCGCGGGCATCGCCACCGCACCAAGCGTTTAAAAGCTGGTCGGCGGCGATCAGCACATTCCACCATCGCCGCGACCAAGCGCGCCGCCCGTAGATCATCAGCACGGCGATCTCTAGCGCGGCTAAGGCAATCCAGATCACGCACCAATGCCGAAAATAGCGTCCATCGTCGTTTCAGTCTCGGCGGCCGGCAAAAGCCATGATGCGAAGGTGAGAAGAAACGTATCCATGCGATCCACCTGAGACGATGCTGACCATGCAATCTGCACGTCGCGTTTCTGAGGCGCAGTCAGGAGGTCAAGGAAAGATGCCATCGCGGTCGGCCACTCCCCCTTGGCTGCGGCAATCGCGTCAGCGTCAGTCAGGATACCGCGTGTTGCAACTTCGTTCAGAAATTGCACTTTCGACATGGACTTAGCAGCGCGCTCGGCGGCCAGTAATTCGGCTGCAGTGGGTTCCGGCACCACCTCGGGGGCGGGTGGCGCAGGAATGACAACCCATGCCCCATCCACTATCTGAGCAGTTTCGCCATTGCTCAAGCTGGGTGGCTTGGCTTTATAAGCCCCGCCCGGAATGAGGAACACGCCCGGCTCTAGCGGGCTTTCCTGTGCCGTTGTCTCGCCGATGTAGAATCCATCGAAGTCGGTTTGATAAACTTTCATTGCCCTGCCCTTAATACTTGATGCACCAGAGAACCGCGAGGTTCCGCACGCGCGTTTCGCCAGTCCCGTAGGCGTCGAGGTTTCGGGTTCCTAAGTTCTGGCCTGTGGATGAGTAAACAAATCCGGCGCCTGTGGAGGTGCCAGCGTTAAAAACGGTGTAGGCCGTCTCTTGGTGGGCGCCGACGCGGTCGGCCTGCTCCGTACCGATGACCCGGCCCGTATCAACGCCACGTCCATCATCAAGACCCCGCAGCACAACCGCGCGACCCTCTGGCACGTTAAAGGTCGTTGAGCCGTTGCCCGCGCCGAATGAAGTTCCAATCGCAGTAAACAGATCAGCGTAGGTTGTCCTAGAAACAGCGGCGAAGTTGCATTTTATCGTTTCTGGTGGTGGCGTGAGCCCTCCGTATGGGATCAACGTACCCGGCTGCACACCTTGCGCAGTAGAAGCAGCCAGTGCGGCGATCGCTTCTGCTGTCCGAAGTGCCGTCATAATCTTCGTATTGTCGGTCCCAGCCTCAGCTTGGAGCTGCGTTGCGAGTGCAAAGAAGTCGTTAGGATCAACGGCATTGAACTGATCCAGCATCGAGCCGGTAATCCACGCGAGGAGGTTCAGCGCCTTCGTGTTGAATGTCGCCGGATCATCCAGACCCGGAACCGGCGGCTGACCTGTAATTGGAATTGTCATCAGGCGAGTCCTTCTACTTTTAGATTTGCGAATGAGGCACCGCTGGCAGACAGCGGAATGTCGAAGTCTTGAAAGAAGCCGTAGGTTTGCGCCCCGTAACCAACTGCATCAGCCGAGATAAAATAGAGCGACGGGTAGGCGCGCAGGCTGCTGAGGATATTGCGCACCCGGCGCCCGTCCTCCGTTCTCAGGTAGAATTGAAAGGTGGTCGTGTCGGCAAAAGCCCGTTCGACAATTATCGCATTGCCGAAAGCATCCCGTTCTTTGGTCGAGAAGTCCCGAATACCGATCGTTGTATTGGTCAACGTCTCGCCGAGAACATAGGTCGGCCCAAGGAGGATCTGGCCGATACTGACGATGCTGCTCGCGTTGACCGCCGATAAGGTGATTGTGACGGTGTTGCCGGGGTAGCCCAGCACGTCATCGAAGATAGTATCGCCGACGTCCTCCAGTGAAATATCGGTCGTGAAGAACGTCCAGTAATCCACGATAGCCGAATTGGTAAAACGGTTGATCGTTCGCGTATAGATGACGTTCGCGCTGCTATCCGTGATCGTCACATCCACAATCGCCGCGCCGACATTCAAAAGCGCGATACCTGATACCGGCTTATCGAAAACCAGCTCATAGGTGATTGTGTCGAGCTGGGATGTCAGCTGGTGGATCTTGGTGTCGAAAGACCGCCAGCGATTATTAAACCCCATGTCGAGCCAGTTGGTCCCGTCGTCGGTTCGGGGGTCGTTCCCAGTATTGCTGTCGATGACGGAACGGTAAACGCGATGATCCAGCATCACGTCATCATCGACAGCATAGGTTGTCCCGATCAGCCAAGTGGCTGCGTCATCCTCTGGCACGTTGCTGGTAATCAGCACCGTGTCAGTGACTGGGAGTGGTTTAATGACCTTCATGGATTACGCCCTTTCCTTCGGCATACCGACAGCTTCCCATCTTGCCAGTGTATTGGCTTGCTCTTTTTGGAACCGATCAGCGCGCAAGAGAAGATCGCGGTTCTCTTGGCGCAGACCGGCCATTTCCGCCTGCAGCGCGACCAGCCCTTTCTCGAGCATATCATTGCGGGCGGCCTGCGCATCCCTGACCTGAGCGCTAACCGCTGCGGCCCCAAGATCCTCAGTGGACCCGAGGGACGCACCACCGCCGACGCCCAGCTGCGACAACACCTTGGACGCAATGCCACGATATTCCAGATGACTGCCGGATCCCTCCTGAGCCACGCGCAGATACTCCCGGACGGCATTGATGTCGCCCTTTTTCGCCGCCTCGATCGCATCCTCGACATTCATCCCACCGCGCGCCGCTTTCTGCGCGTAGCTGGACGCCGCGAGCTGCGCATCATTCAGCAGATCCTTGACCAGCTGGCGGGTGGCATCCGTTACCGCATCGAAGGCAGGTAGAATTGTGGACAAACCGCCCGACAAGCTGAGGACGCTGGCGTAGAGGGTCGCGCCCGCCTCAGTCGTGATGTCGATACTCTCGACCAGCGCGCGGAAGGCATCGCGGCTGGTGGGAAGCGCAAAGCCCAGATCCGCAAAGGAACTGGTGAGATCTCTGGTTACATGCGCTACGCGCTCGGCTTCGCTGTAGAAATTCTGATAGTAGCCGCTCGAGATCTCCACCATCGCCTCAAGCGTGCCGAAGGCGTCGACCAGCTGCGACGCCGTTGCTGCGCCGGTCAATGAGACATCCATCAGGGTACGGTCCAGCGTTGCGAAGATCGTATTGACCCCGTTCAGGCTGGTGGCAAGCCGCTGCAATGTCAGGGCAGCAGTTTCACCTTCCTTGGCGAAGGGCGCCGAGTTAAATAGCGCACCGGCCATACCATCAGCGACTGCACTCAGGGCGCGCTGAAACTCCGCATCAAGTGCCGCCTGATCAAACGCATCTTTCGCATGGCCGTAGCCAAAGGCCACCGCTGCGAAATTGTCGATATTGTTGGTCGCAAGACCAAGGCTATCGGCCATCTCGAGCGTGTTGCTTCGGATTGAGGCCACAGCGCTTTGCAAGCCGGAACTCATTTCCGGCGGCAGCCAATCGAACCGGCCCGTTTTACCGCTGCTCAGATAGCCGCCCTTGTAGTGGCGCAGCTGATACTCGGTCTGGATCCCGCCGCCACCCAAGGTGCCGCCATATCCGCTTGAGGCATATTCGCGCTTCGTGGCCCCTTTCAGGAATTTGAACGCGGCATAGGCTGCGATTGCATAAGGCGCGACTGCGCCAACCGCTGCCCCGATCGATGCCACGCTGCCACCGGCCAGCGCCGTGCCAACCTGCGCACCGGCGGAGGCGATACCCGACATCAAACCGCCGCCCGCGCCGAAGGTCGCCGCAATCGTATTGCTGAAACCAGACGCGAAAGCACCGCCAAGCCCGCTGATGCTGCTCAGTAGGCCGCCGCCACCACTACCGCCGCCGGTCAGCGTGCTGAGAAGCCCACCACTGCCGCCGGTTGCCGCCGCCGCCGCACCGCCAATCCCGCTAGAGCCGACGCCAAGACCGATCAGGATCTTGTTGCGCGCGGCCGTCGAGATCATCTGAACCAGCAGGTTTTTGAAGCTGCTAAGGATGCTGTCGGTGAACTTGTCGAAATCTTTGAAGCCACTCGCCATCCACTCGCCCCAAGCGTCAGCGACGTCATTGACCAGAGGCAGTTGATCCGCGAGGCCGTCATTGAGCTTGTCGAGTTGCTTGTTGTAGGCGCCATCCGACAGACCCGCATCCAAAAGACCGTTCAGCGTTGCCAGCTCAGAGTTATATTTCTTCACCGGGTCAGCATCGAGCTCCATGCGCTCAAGCTCATCAGCCAGATCCTTGGCCGACTTAGCCGCCTTGCTCAGCCCACCGGCCGCGCCACCCGTCTTGCTGCCGCCGCCCGCAGCTGTACCCACTGCATTGAGCGCGGAAACCTTGTCCGAATAGGCTTTGTTGAGGTTCTGGACGTTGGTGTATTCCTCGACCTGACGATTGATCAGGCCAGAAATATAGACGTCCTCGGCGACGTTCGCCGCATCTGCCAAGCCGTATTGCTGTTCAAGCTCTTTGCGATAGCCCTCAGCGCCCGCCGTGATCACCCCATAGCCAGAGTCGATCGCGTTGATCTGAGCGGTCAGCTGGGCCGCACGGTTCTGGAACCCTTGGATCCCGGCAGGGGCCGCCGCGAGGTTATTCGCAACCTGCATGGCCGCGCTGGCCGCCGCTGATAGCTGGCTGGCAAGACGACCGGCGGCCGTGCCTGCGGAAAAGGCAGACTCGCCGACGCGGTTCATCGAATCCACGACGTCCTCGGTATTCTCGCCAAGCAGGACCGTTTCGCCAGAAGCATCCCTGAGATAGGCTTTGAGCAGATCCAGCTCAGCGACAGCCTTATCGTATTCAGGGCCGACAAGCCCGGCCGCTTCCACGATCTCAGTCTGCACAGCAACCGCCGTTTGCAGTTTACCGATCCAGTCCTGATAGCTCGCCAGATCCTCGTCAGACATGCCCATGCCGGAACTGATCAGGTTCTGGTAGGTGCTGATCACGTCACGCGCCTGCCCGGCGGTATTCGCGGCTTGCAGATACCTCTCCGACAGCATCGACTGAGCGACAGCCTCTTGGCGGGCGACATCGATCGCACGCAGGCTGGTTTCGATCAGCGCAATTTTCGACCCGAGCACGTCATAGGACACCTTGCCCATCTCAAGCAGGCGGTTCGATAGCTGCAAAGCCTGCCGCGCCTCTTGGTTCATAGCGTCAGCAGCTGCGATGACAGCCGCTTCGATAGGATCATGCTTCGTGAAGAACTCGGACACCGCAGCCGTTAGGGCGGTCAACTCACGCGCAAAGCCCGTTACGACCACCAGAGCGCCCCGGATGATATAGGTCAGACCAGCTTCGCCCAGCGCGATCGCAAGCCCCTCGAGCGCAGACTTTGCCGCCAAGGCATCACCCGCGAGATTGTCGCGCATGATTGCCGCCATCTCGGATGCCGCGCCTTTGGTGTCCCGCAATTCGTCGCCGAAATCGCTGACCCGATCGCCCGCATCGATCAGCACAAGTGCGCCAGACGCCGCCTCTCGACCAAACAGCGTCATCGCATCGGCCGTGTTGATGCCTGCCGCTCCGAGCGCCTGCATTGCCCCGGCCAGACCATGCGTCTGAGGATCGATGTCAGCCGCCGTCAGGCCGTAGCTCTTGAGCACATCGCGGGCTTGGGTGGTAGGGCCAGCCAAAGAGGCCATAACGCCCCTCAGCGCCGTGCCTGCACGCGAGCCTTGGATACCTGCATCGGACAGGATGCCGATCGCTGCGGCCGTATCTGCCAGATCGATCTCAAGGGCCGCCGCGATAGGGGCAACGGTCGACATCGCAGATCCGAGCTGAGACACGTCAGTATTCGCGCGGGATGCAGCTGCAGCAAGCACGTCGCTGACAACGGACGCATTTTCAGCTGCAATGCCAAAACCGGACATGATGTTGGACGCCGTATCAGCCGCTTGACCAAGGCCAAGGCCGGCGGCCGTCGCAAGATCCAGAACAGCTGGCAAGGCTTTGATGCTTTCGGTCGCCGTGAAACCGGCCATGCCGAGGAATTTCAAACCATCAGCCGCTTGCGCCGCGCTGAACTCGGTTGTGGATCCAAGCTCCTTAGCGATGTCGCGCATACTCTCCAGCTCGCTGGCCGTGGCGCGCGTGATTGCCGCGACCTGAGACATCGAGCTTTCAAATTCACGGATCACGCTCACCGCCGCCCCGAGAGACGCCATAGCGCCGACGGCGGCCCCAACCGCCAGCGCCATGCCACCAAAGGCTTTCTTTGCAACGCCAGCCGCGCCTGCGGCTTTCTTGCCGGATCCCGAAAAACCATCCAATTCGCGATTGGCTTGGCGGATCTGTCTGGAGTCGACCTCAAGTCCCAGCTCTGCAACGTCTCTCATCGTTTAATCCCTTTCCCAAGGTGGTATTGAAAGTGGCAGTTTTCCCTCATCGAACCCAGCTTTGAAGGCCGCGCAGATTTTCGCGACCAGCGCCGCCTCTTGCCAAGTTTCGATAGGTGAGCCCGGCATACCGACTGCCGGGAGGATCTGGGAAAGCGGGATTGCGACCATGTCGCCCATTCCCGCTGGGGCCAGAAAGCCCAGATCCCTTGCCGCCTTGTATAGCCCGAAACCGTCTTTGATCTCGGGCCATACTGGTTTTTTGCCCAGCTTGATCAGATGCACAGCGCGATTGAAGGGCATGCGCTGCACATCCTTGCCGGTATCCATCTCCGCATGAGAGGACAGCCAGCCGATCGTAAAAGCGGCGTCGATTAACTCTCGGCTACGGGTCGCTTCCAGTGCGACTTCTTGCCCAAAAAAGTGTCAGCCTTCGCCCTTATCCAAGCGCGGTTTTTGAACAGCTTGAGCGCATTGTTGCGCGAGAACTCCAGAACTTCCGGCTCGGCGTCCTCGTCGTCCAACTTGTCCGTCTCGAGATAGGTGATGTTGCGCCATCCCGTCACCAGATCCGCATAGAACTCGGCCTGCACGGCTTCGTTCTTGGTTGCCAGCTCAAGAATCTCCTCGGCGCTCATATCCTTTGAGGATCTGCTTTCGCCATCCTTGCGGTTCATGGCCTTGACCATGCGCGTGCCAGCCTTGCGGCCGGTCAGGCTTTCGACGCCAAGAAAATCAATCTCGATCTTCTCGCCGTTCAGGAAAAGCCCCTCGTTATCGTAGGGGTCAGTCAGGTGCATCGTCGCGCTGCGCTCGGCGTCGTTGCGGGTATCAATTCGGGCCATATCCATTTGGCGTACTCCATAAGGTTTCTGGTTTCATAGAAAGGGATGCCGGTGAAACCAACCCCGGCACCCCCCCTCTCACCCTGCGCTTAGAGTGGTGGAACTCCGCGCGCCGGATCTCTTAGGTGGTGACGCGAACCGTGCCGGTCTGGCCGCGGATCGTGAAAGACGCACCTTTGAACGAATTGGGCGTGCGCTCATTGTCGCGGTAATTCGCGATGACGCCCTGAAAGTAAACATCTTCGCCGTCTGCATCGGTGACGCCGAAGCTGATTGTGGTGTTGTTGTTCGCATTGTCGCGGATCAGGGTCTGACCCGTATCCGTGTTATCGACCTCGACCGTCACAGCGATTTCGCCCAGATCCTTCACGCCGTTGACGTGAGATTTCCGGCCCGGCTTGAGAAGGTCAAAGCTGACATCCTCAGACGTGTCGCCGATTTCGCCAATGGTCAGGATCTTGCCGACCTCGACCAGCGTAAGGGCTGTGTAGCCCGACATATCCTCGGTCGCAGGAGCGCCTGCGAAAGCGCTCAGTGTTGAGCCAACGTAAGTAATAGACATTTTGAAACTCCTATGCCTCTGGATGATCCCGGCGTTCACCCGCATAGGGGAACCGCCTCGCCGGGTAAGGCGGTATTCAGGTGGCTGTGGCCGCGTATCTCAGCGCGACTGGTAGCCGGTATGCTGTATCGTCTGGGTAGGCCGCCACGTCAGCGCTTGGCGCCTGCGTGATCGTCACTACCCCAGACAGGATAACAAGTCTCAGGGTCTTGGGCATTAAGAGGCGAATGGCGTCGTAGATGTCGAGCCCCGCATCCTCGCCCAGTCCCTTTTCAGTGCAGATGACGATGTTCATCGTGCCGACCTCGCGATCGATGTCGCCGTTCAGCGACTCGTCATCATTGATCCTCGAGCTGAACACGACCTCAAGGCGCGGGAGGGTCGAGGTATCGAAATTGATATTCGGCCAAGCCTCAGAAGCCAGATTGCCCGTTGCCAGTTTGGCCTTGAGCGCGTTCGAGATGTCCTTGCGGTTCATGGGATCATTGCTTTCGCTCTTGTGACGGCCTTGCTGACATATCCCGGCCATTTGCCTGCCGCGACATCGCGCCAGAAAGTGCCGGGATAGCCGTTGAAGCCGTAATGAATTGGCCGGGCATAGGGCGCGTTACCACCACCCCAGCCAAATGTCGCCAGATCGCCGCCTCTCATCGCGCCGACGACCAGTGTGTAGCTGCCCCGCCCGGTCCCGCTCAGCGGCGTGGATCCGTAGAGGGTCGATTGCAGGGAGCCTGCCAGCGCGCCGAAATCTCTCGGGATCGCGCCCCGTTTCGGACTGCCGCCGCGTGCGATACCCGGCACGACCTCGATCCCATTCATCAGATCGTTCGTGGCTTGCTTGACGATTGCATCCAGCCGCCGCCGGGTTTTCCCCGTCCAAGCGTCCAGATCTGCCATTGAGTAGCGGGTCATGCGGCCTCCTCGAACTCTGCGGCCTGCGCGATCCAGTCGATGTCGATCCGTTTGAAGCACCGGCAGTTGATGATTTCCTTGGCCGGTGCGCCCAGCGATCGATCGCCGGGATAATTCATCAGGTAGCCGTCGCCGGTCACGAAAGGATCGCCGCGCTGGCGCACTTGACCATCCATCGCCGCGTGACTGTCGCGGGTGAATTTATCGTTTGAAGCGTCCCAGCTCTCGCTCACGTTATTGGTCGACAGCTTGCCACCATCGAGCAGCTGAGCCATCCCCTCATCCTGCGCCGCGTGCACGCTGCCCAGAAGCTCGGTCCGGGCAATCATCTCGCCGCGCATACGCAGCATTTTGTTTTCCATCCCGGTCAGGATCTTGCCCGCTTTATCCGTCGGGATCCGTTTGCCGTCCCGCATCGCGCGCTGGATCGTGCGATCGAAAGTCTTATTCCGGCTTTCACGATTGAGGTAGTTGCGCATCAGCGCCCGACCCTCTGCGGTTGTCGGATCTGCGCCCAGCTCGGCCATCGCATTTTTGCGGTCGGTGATCTGGCCGCGATGCAGGCCGATCATTCCGCCCTCGCGCTTGCCGGTTGCCCGATTGATACGGCCCACCAGATTGAGCGCTGCGGTTCTCGGTGACGTGCCTTCCGCAAAGCCGCGCGTCAACTCGGCGGCGACGTTCTCGCGGATCTCCTCGATCACACCTTTCGGCCCGGTGATCAGCTTGGACGACTGCGTGCGCAGCCATTGCTCAGCGCGGGGGTTGGCCGCATCGAACATTGCCGTGACCTGAGCGCCCGCCGCGCCCGCCTGCGCCATCCATGTTGCCATGACGATGTCGCCGGCTTCTTGGTAGGCGGCCGTCAAGCCGCGATCCAAAGCCGAGAAATAAGCGCGCTCGAGATTGAGCAGGGCCATGACGCGCTCCGTGTTGCCGCTCTCGATCGCCTGCACCAAGAGATTGAGCTGCACGTCGCTTTTGACCGTGGCGATGCTCTCAAGGAAAGCCCGGCGCACACCCGGCTCAAGACGGTCTGCAATGTCGTTCAGGGTTTCACGTTTTGCCATTGGTCTACCGTTTCAAGTTATTGGCCCAGATCACCCACGCCGAGATCCTGACCATCATGTGAAAAGCTCCGAGATGAAATGCGGTCTGGCAGGCGCGCGCGCTTTCTTCCGGGTAGTCGTCAATAATCGTCCTCAAGAATTGAGATCCACTTCCCAGAGCAGCGTCAAACCACCCGGCGCCAGAGGGCGAACCTCAGAGATCTCGTGCCACTCGCTATCGTCAGTCGCCACTGCCGCCGTGATCCCGACTGACACCCGGTCGCCCTTGGTCGGGGTAATGCCGGTTGCGGTCGAGACAAGCAGTTTGCGCTGCGTCGTGCCAACCAGCGTGCCATTGGCATCCCGCAGCCGCTCATTGAGATCGACGGCGATGATGTCCTTGTGCTCTGGCAGGCTGACCGGCGCCCACTCGTTTCCGGCCTTAACGATCCGGCGCAACGCACAAGGCTGACCAAAACGCTTGATCAGCCTTTCTGCAGTTGCCCGAGATCTGGCGTAGTTGAAGCCCGCCATTAGGCGTCAACGAACATGATAGCGGCCAGCTTCTCGCGCAGATCATCAGCCGTCTTGTCGTTCAGGCCGTCCTGATCGACGCCGTGCGCCCAGAGCATTTCAATCAATTCAGACTTGCGGGCCTTGGCGATGTCGCTGCGCGTGATCAGCGCTTCCGGCTCGGCCGTTGCAGGTGCCTCGACCGTCAGATTGGCGCGCAGCAGCTGCCCGGCGATATACGGCTCGCCCTGCAGCTGGCTTAGCGTGTCCTTGCTGACAGTCAGGATCCCATTGGCCGGGATGACGTGGCCGGTCGATGACGTGATCTCGCGCTTGGTGTTGTTTTTCAGCTCATACATTGGTTCAGTCCTTTTTCTTGACGGTGTATCCGTAGACCTCAGCTGCATCCAAGAAGCTGGCTTCGGACATGAAGGGGCGGGCCCAGACCTCAGACATCTGCGCGCCGACGGTTACTTTTGCAGTGACGACTTCATCAATCGCGATGCGAATAGTGAGGTCGATTATTTCCTCGATCTCGATGCCAGCCTCATCGAAAACTGTGGTGCCCATCCCGAGCTGCAGTCGGCCGTTCTCATCCGGCTTGGGCGGTACGATTCTGATCATGTGGTTTCCTCCATTGGTTCAGGCGCTCCAAGCAGCACGCGGGTCCAGCCCGACATCGAGCGCATGCGGTTTCGATATTCTTCCGGCACAGTCAGCCATTGCTCGCGGAAGTCCTCAGCGGATCCCCAGTCTTTGCGGGTTTGATCCCAGAAATGCGGCGTGACGGTCATCGGCACTCCGCAGAACACGACCCGGTCAAAGCCCAGATCGATCAGCGCCACCTTGGCGGCATACAGCCCGGACGATCCACTTTTCGCCTGACCGGGAAACAGATCAGACGTCCTGATGAAGTGGTCAGGAATGTGCGGTCGCGCTCCGGGCTGCGCGTAAAAGGCGGCAGGCTCGGGATGACCTTGCTTGGCCCGGTCGGCAACCCAGCCCTTGCTGAGGAAAAACCGGGGATGCAGGCTGATCCATGCGTCCAGCGGCCCGGCCCATTTGGCCCCAGCTTCATTACAGGCCACAACGCCGTCCCAGCGGCTACCAGCGGCACAGGGCGCCGAACCGGCTCCGTCGCTACCATCCACCCCCAAGAAGCGGCTTAGATCACTCCAGAGGCTTTCAGCGCCTCCCAGTACGAGACACGTTTTCAAATTTCGATACCCCAAGTGTTGCCCGGGCCGATCCAGTAGCCGGGGCAGAGATCGTCGGCGGCCCGGCGCACTGACGGCCAGTTGATGCCAGCGCCAGTAATCGAGCCACCCTTTTTCAGCTTCCGCGTCCAAGCCATGATGTCGGACCGGACGCCCAGCTCAGACAGATCCGCGTCGATAAAGACGAAGTCGAGCGATCCATCCTCGACCCGATCCGCTGCGGCCACTGAGTAGCCTTTGAAGATGCGGATCCGGGGCCGGAACACGGCGAGACGATTCCGCGCCGCCTGCTCCAGAATACGATGCGGCCAACCGGTCCAGTTTTCCGGCCCGGCGATTTGCGGCTGCGCTTCCCAGAGATCCACCACCACCAGTTTCATCCAGAGACAGCGCGACAGGATCGCTGCGGCCGTCTTGCCTTCGCAGGTGCCCAGCTCAACCCCCGATCGCCAGTTGTTGATCGTGGCAAGGTGGATCAGCGTGTGGGCCTTGGTCATCACCCAATGAGGGGTTTCGATCGTCGGCTCGATGTCGTCCGGTGACGTGACCTTCGGCAGGGGCGTGATCGTCACTTCTGAACCCACCATGTATAGTTTTCGGCAGTAAGGACGCGCGAGAACGCCTCATTGACGGCCCGATCAACCCCGCCAAACCGATCGTCTGGATTGCCGTAATCATGCCCGCCGAGCCAGCCGCCCGGTTTCACGATCCGGTGCCACGCGGCGATGTCAGCGCTGCACCCCTCATAGGAGTGGTCGGCGTCGATGAACACGAGATCCGCACTGCCGGTCAGCATAGACGAGGCGGTGTAGACGCTATCCGCCTCGATCACTTGCGCGCCGATCTCAGACGCCACCCTGCAAGCTGCAACCATATTCTTGGTGGCCTGCTCCTGTGAGTGCAGCGCATGGTCATCCCGCGTGTCCCGGTAGGCTTTAGGCTGGAACTCAATCGGCAGCCAGTTGTCGATCATAATCCACTGGATGTCGGGCCGGGACTGGTAGACCCACCATGCAAGATGCCCTCTCAGCGCACCGACCTCGATCACAATGCCGTTCATTGGCGTGCGATCGATAATCGCCTTGCCGCGCTGTTTGACTGCGTCGCTTACCTTGACCATGCGTCTGCCACCCATCCTGATTTGATTTCGTTCATTTTCGGTCTGCCGTGAAACGTCACGATGCTGGACCCGGCAGGGGGATCCAGCTGCGCGTGTAGCTTGTAGCTGGCAACGACACCGGCTTTGAAAGCTGTGGGCCCATAGCCGGCGTCAGCGGCCACGTCCTCGATAAACGCCTGATCGCCAATGCGGCCGTCGGTGCGTCGATCGTATTGCGTTCGGAAGCCGACCGGATCTGCGCGAAAGCGGTCGTAGATCTCGCGCATGTCGCCGGTCCAAGCCATCACGCTCGAATTATGGCTTCCCGACGTCAGGAAATCACCGACCATGCGCAGAGATCCAGACGTGTCCAGCAGGCGATCGAGATCCCCAGTGATCAGGCTATCCAGATCGATGTAGAGGACGGGCCCAGCAAAAAGGCCGGGACGGAAAAGCTCGATCTTGCTCCACCATCCCGGCCAGTTTTCAGTGAGTGGAACCGTCTCGATATTCCATTGCTCGAGCGACAGGTTGAGATCTGTCAGGCAGACGAAACGGTGGGCCGACATATTGCGCTCGACAGCTTCGGCCAGCCTGATCACCCATGATTGGGTGTAGGTGCCACCCGACCGATAGACGCAGGCGACTGTCGGCCATGAAACGGTCAGCACCGAGCGAGGCCAGCAGCGATCGTATCTTTGATGTGCTCCAGCCATTCCTCCATCAACTCGAAATCCGCCCGCGTCGTCGCGCTTGTCCATGTCATCGTTTTGTCGTCGCCCTTCGGCAGAACGACCAAGGCCAAAGGCGCCGTGGCGATCATCTGTGTCATGCGCTTTCGCATGAAGTCCTCATCGTTATTGCCATAGATCTCGCGCACAGGAGGCGTGTCGGTCACGGCTTCCGGGGCTTCATCGGGCTTGACGTACCAAGCGCCATTTGAAGGATGCCAACCGTCATCACAGGCCGCGCAAGTGGCCCCGCCGTCAGCCAGAAGCTCGAATGTGGCGCACCCGCAAGTGCAGACCCAGATCACTTTTTCAGGCTTGGGGAACTCAGTGATGCTCATCCTCTCAATGTCCCTCCAGATAGCCGGTTGCCGGCGCCGCGTTTAAGAAATGGCGCGACCAGATCCTGCACGACCGTCAGAATTGGGATGACGCTGGCCGCATCGGTTCGGGATAGGTCGAACTCGGTCGAGATTGGCCCCACCTTCTCGGACTTGACGCGCTCGCTCGGGATATAGACCGGCGACATCGATCCGGGCGTTGCCAGCTCGAGGTGAACGATCTCGGCCGTGGCCTTCTTGATCTCACGCGGCACGATGTTGTTCGCGACGGAATATCCTTTTTCGTCGGTGAGGTTGGAGCGCGGAAAAGCGAGCGCTTGCTCGCCAGCTGGACTGCCGCGCTCCTTGAGCTTGTAGCCAGCCCACGGCCACCTGACTGAGAGGTGATCCGTGGACCGGACAATCGCCTGCTCGATCAGGCTGTCCGCATACTGACTGTAGGCCACCCCTCGATCATCGGAGTGCGCTTTGTACTCCGCGACCGAGAGAAAGCCATTTGCACCGCTGAGGCCGGTGCCGTCCTCGACGGTGAGTACCATTTAGTCAGCCTTTGCTGTTTTTTCAGCGTGGGCGCGCAGAGCTTCGAGCGCGTCCTCTTTGCTGTTGATCGCAGTGTCCGAGACGGCTGCAGCTGCAGACCGCAATTCAGGCCACGTCATTGTGGCCGGATCCTTGGGTTCTTCGTTGGTCGGCGCTTGGCCGGATCCCCCTGCCGGGTCTACAGGCGCCTGCGTGCCGGTCTGGTTATTGGCCGGATCCTTGGGTTCTTCGTTGGTCGGCGCTTGGCCGGATCCCCCTGCCGGGTCTACAGGCGCCTGCGTGCCGGTCTGGTTATTGGCCGGGTCATTGGCGCCGTCGCCCTGACCTTCGCCGTCGCCGTCGCCGTCGCCCGACTTGGGTTCAGCGGCTTTGCCAGTGAACTCCTCCATCGTTTCAGCGTCGAAGTCAGTGGCGTTGATCGTGATGGGCCCCTCGGCCGTTACGATCCGTATGGTTGGTCTACGCATGTCAATTCCTTTCAGGTTTCAGATTGATAGTGGGTGGTCTGGTCTTATAAAAAAGGCCGCCCACAATGGACGGCCTTTCTATCAGATCAGATCCAGCAAAGCGATTAGCCTTGCAGGATGCCGAGCCATTTGCCGTTCGGTGCGGCTGTACCCCATGCGAGGCCAACCTCGTACTTCACGCGGCGATACTGGCGGTAGACCGCGACCTGAAACGTCAGACCCGAAACCGGATCCTGAATCGTGGTCACGTCGTCAGCCTCATCCCCACCTTCGGGCATGGCGGGCAGACGTGCTGCCAGCAGCAACGAGTTGCGGTGGAAGGCAAGGTTTGCCGTGTAGGAGGCATCGGCAGATACCGCCTCGCTGCCAGCAGTCGCCTGACGCAGGCCCGTCTCATTGATCAAGACAGTGCCAGTGGTCGAGGCGCCGACCGTCACATCAGCAGCGACAACGTATTGGCTGTCGTCACCCGCGATTTGGATGACATCGCCCGCGAGGAACGCAACCGCAGCGCCAGCAGCAGTAGAGACGCCGATCGACGTCGCTCCGACCGCATTTACCCCAGTGACTGTGACAGTGCCGGTCAGCGTACCGGCAGTGTGGTTCACGACACCGGCAGAGTAGCCCATGACGAAACCATGCAGCATACGCAGCTGACGCTCGCGCAGGAGTGCGCCTGCATCGCCCGCTTCGTTCACTTTGAACAAGTTGGACTGCTTGCCTTCGAGCTTCGCCCGCGCTGCCGAACCGACGATGAGTGCGCGGCCGCCTTGCGGTGCCCCGTTATCATCCAAGATGCGGTTCATCTCGGCCAGATCCGTCATGTCGTCAGCGGTGGCGAAAGGCGTGGTGCCCGCCGTGCCGTAAGCGCGTGCGGCTTTCTGGTATTCCATGCCCAGATCCGTTTCCACGGCATTGGCAAGGGTACGGAAGCCCTGAGCGAACTGATCGCGCAGGATCGTATTGACGACACCGAACTGCGAAACAGATTTCTGCTCCTCGCCTGTCCAGCGAATTGGATAGGCTTTCGACTTGGTGATCGAGACGTCCTTGTAAGTGATCGTCTGATCGCCGGAATCGGCGGGATCGTTACCGGGCACGATGTCCTCGAGCGTGTTCTGGGGAACAACGGGCGAGCGCACCGTCTGGCCGATCGCGCCTTGCTCAGCGACAGCATCGACGTTGACGTTCGGGATGAACCCGATCAGCTCGCGAGAAACCTCGTCAAGCGCGGTGTAGAGTGTGGGGATGAGCCCAGTGAGGGTGTTAGACATTTGTAGTCTCCATGTTTGGTGAAAAAACCGGACAACGTCCGAGACGTGAGACGGGCTATCCAGCCCTTACACCGAGTCTTGCTTCCGCACCCGGCACATCCCCTGATTTCAGGGGTTAGTCGACCAGCGTGTATCCATCCTTGATACGCTGGCCGCGCGCACCGTGATCGAGCTTTTCAAACTCGCCGCGTGTGATGCGCTTAGATCCCGCTTCGCCATCATCTCCATCAGATCCAGAGCCGCTTTGGCCTCGGCCTTTCAGGATGTTCTCGCGGTACGGGTATTGGTCAATCAGGGTTTCGATCGCCTCATCAAAACCGGCAAGCTCGCCGGGCTTCGACCGTGAAAAGATCTTGTTGCCCTTGTCATCGTAGGCGATGCGCTCGCCATCTTCGATCTTGAAATTCTTGCCGAAGCGCGACTGTAGCATATCTGCCGGGATCGCGACTTTCTCCGAAACGAATTTGGACCGTGAGAAGCTGCCGCCGATCAGCTCGCTATCGAGCTTGGATTTCAGCATATCCCGCTCACCGACGATGGGCGCGTATTCATCATCCTTGGCTTTGATCGCCGCCTCGGTCTGAGCTGTAGCTGCCTTGACCGCTGCCGCTTTGATCTCCTCGACCTTTCCGGCATCGATGAGCTTTGCTTCGTCAATGTTCTTGATCGTCTCCAGAGCCTTGAGTGCAGCTGCTGGATCTCCGATGCCCTCGAATTTCTTAAACGCCAATTCTGCCGCTTCCTTGGCCTCGCGGTGAGTTTGCGATTCCTTGTTCAGCGACGTGATCTTTGCCAGAGCGTGCGGGGCATCAAATGCGACATCTTTGCCATCGTCATCAGTGTAGACGGGTTTGCCATCCTGAATAGCGGCATAGGTGACGCCTTCGATCTCGGTTGTCTTGAGTTTCATGGGTTCGCTTTCCTGCGTTTGCTACGATGGGCTTCCGCCCGGTGGGGCCGCGTAGTGCGGCGTTTAACCGCCCGGAGGCGGATCTTTGAGCGCGTCTGGATCTTCGTTAAGGGGATCATCATCATCCTTGACGTCGTCATCCTTGCCCTCGTTGTCCTTGTCGCCTTCGATCTCCTCGAGCAGCATGTCGAGATCATCATCAGGGTCGAAATCCTTGTCGAGTATGCCGCGCCGCTTGGCTTCATGCAGCGTCTGGTGTCGGCTGATCTCGCCTTCCTTGCGAAGCTCTAAGACGTTGGAATATCCGTCGTCCTCCCGCTCGGATACATCAAAGTCCAGATCCATGACAACCTTGGGCTCGGCGTCGGACTTGAGCCAGAGCGCCGTGTAGTACAGCGCAAGCTCCAGCGCGTCCTTGGCGTTCAGTGCCCAAGCCTGCACGGCACTGTTGCCCTTGCCGGCCGCAAAGGCCGTCGTGATCCGGGTCAGATTGCCTGACTGAGCGGTGAGGGGTTGGCGCCCGATCTCGCGCAGCTCCTTGATCGTGGCGCTGACATCACTCGCCAGAAATGTGAGCGACGATGACGATGGCTCGATGATCGTCCAGCTGCCTGCAGCGCCGTCGCCGCTCGATGGGGCGTAGAGAGCAAGGCCCGGACCGGCGCTGATAGGCTCGGGGTTGCCATCTGCACCGATCATAGGTGAGACGCCGTTACCGGCCAGCATGGGGAAGGCCGTCATCAGCTTGGCGAACTCGAGCGCCGATTCCTGCTGATAGAGCGTGATTTGCAGATCAGCGGCATCCTGCATGGCGGGAGTGGTTTTCCAGCCCTTGCCCTTGCGGCGTCCAGTGACGAACGGAACCAGCGGGATATACTTGATCGTCATGTAGTAGGGCGTGCCCTCGATGACCCACTCTTTTTCGCCGCTTTCCTTGGTGTGCTCCAGAAAGATCGTGACCATCGGATTGTCGAAAACACCCGGCGCAATCTCGGCGCGATCGATCTGCCGAACGCGCTTGACCGTCTCCTCACCAAAGCCAACGCGCTTGGTGCTGTTCTCTTTCAACCGGACGTGGGTGAAATGCTCCTTGCCTTCGATCATCGACGTGTAAGCCGCCAGAACGCTGGTGACAGGATACCGGACCCAGTAAGGCCGCGCGCCCAGCTTCTTTTCATCAGCGACAGTCGCATTGAGCGGCACGCCCTTGGTGTAATCGACCAGCATCCAGTCGATCGAGTAGCCAATGGCGTCATAGAACATCTCACCGGCTACGACGTGCAGGCTGTTGCCGCGCCCGTCGACATCCATCTCGAACTCTTTAAACGCCGCGTCGACGCTGTCCTCAGCCAGCGTTACCTTTTTGGCAAAGGCCCGCTGAGACAGGTTCTCGACAATATCCCGAAAGACGTTGGTGAGCTTGGTAATGCCCTTGCGCAGCTCGTACCGCTCACTGCTCTCGTCTGGCATCTTGGGCAGGAAGGTATCGCTATTCGCACGCATGGATGTCAGGCCGCCATAGAGCGCGTTGATCTTGCTCCAATAGGGCTGCATCGCTTCCATGTCAGATGCGAGCTTGTCAGGTTGATTGTCCATGTCGATCCTATTTCTGCTTTCCGACAAGCCCGGTTGATGTCGGCTTGGCTAATTCCATAAATGCCCGGCTTGCGGCGTCCACTTGGTCCTTGAATTTCCCGTTCGGAAAATTCGTCGCCTCATCCAGAAAGTCTTTGTTCCAGTCGGCTAAGACCATCATCACGTTGCCGACCTCAGCCTGTGCCGATAGCGGGCTTGCCCGCGTTTCTTTGTTACCGTCCTCGGTCGATTTCCGGTAGTTGTAGCCGGCCGCCGCCTTGACGATCGCGATCGCCCAAGCCTTGCCGCCAGCGCCGGGATCCTGTGGCACTGACCCCATCACCCTACCGCCGTAGCGCTGAAAGTCCTCAGCTGCAGTTGCTTTGACAAGACGCTCGACACCCGCCGGGCTGAGCTGTTTCCGTATCACGTCGATGAGGACGTATTCGCCTTGTCTGGTCAGGCCCATAAGAACGCCGACCGTGAAGGCCGCGCCGTCTTTCGCCGTGGCCGCGACATCCCAGCCCCGGACATACCGGACGCAGACAGGTGCGGCCCGGACAGGTACGAACCAGTCGCGCTGGAACATACCGCCGCCGCGTGGTGCTGGCCGCTGCTGTTGCTGGCCTGCAGCCGCATATTCGCCCATCGCCCTATTGTCTCGCGCCACGACATCGAGCGGGAAGCGATTGGCAAACAGAAGCTCTTGATCCTCGGTGCGGGGATCCTGCGGGTAGACCTTCTTGAGCGGCTTGTCATCGAGGATCTTCGCGATGTCCTCGGGCGGTGGCGCCTCGCCTTCGATATACCACTGCTGGCGGGGCGCGTCGTATTTGCCCAGTACCGCCTCGACCTCCATGAAGCTCGGCACGATGACGGTATAGCACCGGCGCTCAGGCTCGAACTGCATGGGCAGCATCAGGTGGGTATAGTCCAGATCGCTTGCCAGAATATGACCAGCAACATCGGCCTCGTTGAGGCGCTGCATGATGATGATGATCACAGATTTCTTCGGGTTCACAAGGCGCGACGTCAGCGTTTCCTTGAACACCCGAACAGCTGTGTCGCGGGTCTTGTCGGACTCGGCACCCTCGGGATTGATAGGGTCGTCCCATGTGACGTAGTGGCCGCGCTTACCCGTCATACCAGCGACGGCGCTCGACTGTCGAAAGCCGCCGTCACTGTTCTCGAAATTCGTCTTTTCGTTCTGGTCGCTGGTGATCTTGGTCGGCCAGCGTCTCTGATACCAGTCGGACTCGACCAGCAGGCGAGTGCGCCGGTTGTCCCGCGTTGCAATGCCCTGTTCGTGTGATGCCCCGATATAGCGGATATGCGGGGATTTCGCTGGACCCCAGAGCCATGCCGGAAAGAAAACCGACGCCGCGCTCGACTTTGATGTGCCGGGCGGGATGTTGATCAACAGCCGGTTAATCTCGCCGGTATGGCAGGCCATGAGATGATCGCATGTCGCGTCCATGTGCCAGTTGTGCTGGTACTCCTCGGAGTCGATCGTGGGCCAAGCCATGCTTGTGAAGTCGCTCAGACTGCGGCTGGCAAGCTCCCGATCGATATTGAGAAGATCCGTTTCATTCAGCATCGGCCGTGTCGTCAGCTGCAATGGCCGCTTCGCGAAGCTCGCGCAGTGCCTGCGTGCTCAGCTTGCTGGTGTCGATCGTCTGCTGCTCGACCTTTATAGCGCCGCCGCCGGGCCCGGTCAGCTCGCGCCCTTCGATATAGCCGCGATCCTTGGCCTGCGTCTTGAGGTAGAAGATCACCGACGTCATGTTGCCGTCCCGGATCCCCTTGAGCAGTTTAGTTTCTGCCAGATCGATGTTCGACTCCCTGATCTCGAGTAGAGCGGCTTTGATCTCAGGTTCCCGCGCGATGTAGTTACGGATCGTCATGCTGGTACAGCCCAGCTTGAGCGCGGCAGCCGTGAGAATACCAGCGGAGCTTGTCAGCGCGCTGATCACTTGGCTGTTCGTAAAATCAGGGGTTCTCATCGGCTTCCGCCTCCGTAACTTCTAAACTCTTGATATGGGCAAGGGCGAGCTGGCTCATCACCAGTAGCGCCACGCCGTCGTTGCCGATCTTCTCGGCTTCCTTGACAGCAAAGATGCCCTCAAAGAACGCCCGATAATCGCGAAACTTGGCCCAGAACACCGGATGACGCTCGGCCTTGGCCTTGAGCTTCACGATGTTGTCCTGAAACTCGGTCAGATCCTCGGGCAGGAACGCCACCATGATGTCCTCGTATGCCGGCAGGCCGACGCCCAGCTTGACCAAGTCTGGATCCTCGAGCACGCCAAGATCTTCGTCGGTCAGACCCGAGTAGCGCTGTTCCAGCATCTCCAGCCCGTCATACAGCTCGCGCAGCACGTTCGGGTCATCCTCGCCGTTCAGCGCATTGTGGGACAGTTGCAGGCCGACCATGCGGCTATCCGACAGATCCCCGGCAATCTCGATAATCGGGATCGATGTCAGGCCCGCGGCTAAGCTGGCCTTAACCCGGTGGTTGCCCGAGATCACGATTTTCTTGCCCTCACGCACCGCGACCAGTGGCGCCGACGTCAGGCAGCCGTCGCGGGTAATGTTGTCGACCAGCTGTTTGAACACCCGCTCGGACATGAAATGCGCGTTCTTCTCGAGAAGCGTCAGCGCCTTCGGATCTGCGGTGGTGTTGGTGGTCGTGAAAGTGTCGGTTGGCTTGGGTGGGACAGCGACGACATCAGGGGCGGGCGCTTTGGGCTTCTTGTCCTTGGGCGCGGTCTTTTTGGTGGGTGGTTTCGTCATTTTGCATAGCTCGTTTTTACTGTGCGGTTTCGATCATCCTTGAAGCTCTTGCTAAACCATTCGTCATAGATGGCCTGCGGTGAGCGGTCATCCCTCATCCCAGCATAGTTGATGATGAACTTGGCCCCGGACCGCTCGCCAGCGGCCGCCTCTTTGCGGGTGATGATCTTGTATATGCCTCGATATTTCATCGAAACAGGGTGGTTGCTTCGGACTGTGGTTAGGACGGCCTTGCACTCGGCATGTTTCAAAAGCCGGTTCTCAGCGTAATGCAGCACATCCCCACTCTTTGCCAGCATTGCGATCAGCTTGGACACGCGGCCAAATCGGGTCGTGGCCGTGTCGGATAGCAGGTAAAGGCTTTCGAGCCGATCGATGTCGCCGACCTTCGCCTTGGATGCGCTATAGGTCAGGATCCCCGCCAGCATGTCGTCAGCGTAGATCAGGAAGTTGACGGGCCCGGATGTCCAAGGGATGTTTTCTTGGAGGTAGAGCGTCTTGATATAGTCGGCATATCCAGCCTTGCAGCTGAACACTTCGATTTTCGTGTCCTTGCTCAGGTTGTCGATGTCGACGCCCTTGAACTCGAACGGGGTGCCGGATCCGCTCAGGCTACGGTTCACGACGCTGCTGACCTTCTTGCGGTTCGCATAAACGTAGAACGGTGGCTTCATGCCCAGCCGGTGATAGGCGATCATGTTGCGGTCTGGCAGCTCATCCTTGTAGACGGCGACGTAGTTGCAGCCGCTCGCGTCCATCTTGTCGATCAGCTCGGGAAACTGGTCGGGGCTCCACAGCTTATAGCTCGGATCCTCCCATTCGATATTTTCCTCGATGAACTTGAACCAGCGCTCATACCAGCCTTGGATGAACGGCGCCGAGATGATCAGGGCCGCGCCCTCCTCAATCCCCTTATCGAGATGGTCGATAAAGTCGCCGCTGTAGTAGCCAGACAGATCCATCTGGGCGGCAAGGTGGTCAACCTGCAGCCCGAGCTTCTGGACGTACTGATCAAACCGGGCCTCGTAATAGCGCCAGTGGCGCAGGTTGTAGTCGTTTTCTGTCCGGTAGACCCGGCCCAGATAGAGGCAAAGCAGCATGGCCGCGATCCGGTCGCGGTAGGATGCACCGACAAGCCAGCCCTCCCAATGCGCCACGCGGCCCTTGAATGTGAACGGCACAGGCTCATCCATCTGGTAGCCGGCGATCGCCGCGCTCATCAGGGACACGTCATTGCCATAGAAACGAGCCGTTGGGTTAATCAGCTTGAACGCGCGCTCGAAACTGAAAAGCCCGGAGCAGCCGACATAGACTTTGTCCCAGCTCTCGCTGTCGGTCGCCCGCAGGATCTGCTGCATACAGACGTTTGGAATCGAGCCGTTAAAAATCTCGTGAGAGACAAACATTTGGTTTCACCTTTTATCGTCAAAGAAAGCAAGCAAGCGGATTAGCGCAGTTTCCAGTGTAATCCAAACTTTCTGGCTGGTTTCGGTGTCGCTTTTACTTGTCCAGTCTCGCTATCCGCGATATGTATACGTCACACCATCAATCAGGAGACGGTAATGAAGATCTATACGAGCAGCTGGAAAGAGTATCAGGGACTTGGTCGCATTGGCATTTGCCAAGGGCGGCCTCGCGGCGCACCGGCAGGGTATCGCATGTATAAGGCTCTGGCGCCTTCATGGGACATCATCAAGACATCGGACAGTATCGAGGAGTACGAGCCTCGGTATTATGCGGAGGTTCTGGACTTACTGGATCCGCACAAGGTTCTTGAGGACATCACCAAGCTGGCTGCGGGCAATCCGCCTGTCCTGCTGTGCTTTGAGACTACCCCACTGCACCGGGACAATTTCTGCCACCGGACGATGGCGGGCGCATGGCTTCGCGACAAGCTGGGCGTTGTGGTTGAGGAGTGGAGCGGGGCTAAGGAATCGAACCCGAGACAGACAACACTGGTCGTGTAGCTGTGAACATCCCCCGCACTGATCCCCTCATAACCAAGTCAGACGCTGTCCGTCAACTGCTACGCGATAAGCAAGACATTGATGCCCTTCGGATTGCCAAGGGCTTCCGCTGGCTTGGCGATCATAAGGTGACGATCCAGCGCGGGTGGGATGCCCATCAAAATCCGCGGTTCGCGCGCGGCCTTGGTAAGGATCCCGATCAATTACTGGGGGCGGCTCTGGTCGCCCTCAGATCCCTTTACGGGTAACGCTTCGACTTGGTGCTGATTTGCACTTGTCAGACATCGCTAATTGCGACAAGTATTGGTTATCGGGCAATGGAGCCCATCGAAAGGACAACCCAATGACCCCCAGCGAAACAAAGCGCCACTATGACCGGATCCAGCGGAAAGTAGCTGATCTATCAAAGCAGGCCAAAGCCGAGGGTTGGGCGATCCTTGATCCCCGCAACCGCGAGCTAACCAGCCTGCGCACTGAACTTGCTGAATTGGAGAAGTAAATCACCAGCGGGGCAACGAGCTGCCCGCGACTACCCCGCTGGTTCCACATGACACCCTTGGAAGGAACCATGATGCTGAAAAACATATCGCTAGATCTGATCACCCGCAACCCGGATCAGCCCCGGCAGAGCTTCGACCAGCGTGCGCTGGGTGAGCTGGCCGCATCCATCGAAGAAAACGGATTGCAGCAACCGATCACGGTGCGGCCGATCGAGCCGGATGCCGATGGGCACACGTTCATGGTCATCGCTGGCGAGCGCCGATTCCGCGCGCATAAGCTACTGGCCGAAAGCGGCAAGGCTGAAACCGTCCTCTGCCACGTCCGAAAGATGGACGACCGAACGATGCACGTCCAAGCCATCCTCGAGAACCTGCAGCGATCTGAGGTTGCCCCGATGGAGGAAGCCGTTGCCTACCAGCGCATGATCGATGATTACGACTTCACCCCGGCAACGCTGGCGAAGCAGCTGGGGATCTCGCAAGTCTGGCGGATCACCGACCGGACGGCGCTGCTCGGCCTGACGCCTGACAATCGCGGCCTGATCGCCCAAGGGATCATCACCCTCACGCAGGCGTTCCATATGGCGCGGCTCAGCCCGAACGGGCAACAGAAATTCCTGAAACTCTGCACGACCGGCCTAGCATCCACGAATAAGGCAGCTGCGGAAGCGGCCGACGCCATCGCGGCGCAGGAAGCCCAGATTGAGATGCCGATGGTGACACAGATGCCCAAGCGCGCCTCGATCAAGTCGGTCGAGGATCAGATCGACAAGCTGGGGGCCGCACTCCAGCCGATGTTTAAGGATGGGCCTTACCGGGTCGAAAGCCCGATCGTTCCATCTGAGGCCCAGCGCTGCATTGAAAAGATCAAGTTGCTGCGCAAGAACCTCGGCCAGATCGAAAGCGAGTTGAACCGGGCGGCGACTGTTTCTGCGGCCGCATAAAAGTAGGCCGGCCCATTTCAGGACCGGCCTATCAGGAAGTTATCAAAGGGAAGATCAGCGAGCTCGCCGCCACAGAGAGCGCGCCTCCTGTAACCTGTCAATATACGCTGCGATTGTCAATAATGGTGACGACGGCGATTCGGCGATCATTGGATTGCGATAAATACATGGGATTGCTGCATTTTATCTTGCAATACCTCGCGCTAACCGATATACAGATTGTAGGGCAACGAAGCCCGGACGCGAAAGGACGAAAAATGGACACTCAGAAATTCATCCAGCAAGCCGGCGATTATGAGGGAACACCCAATCGCATCGCAAAGCACGTCGACGGTTGTGGCGAAACGCACGTCATCATCGAAATGATCCTGAAAGGTGGTGGAAAGCATTACCTCGACTGGATTGGCGGTGAGTATGCGCCCGAGCCTGACGAGTGCGGTGATGAGGTTCCCTTTTCTGGCCTACGTTGGGGCAAAGTCGTAGTGGGGTCGCCGAAATGACCCCCACCCTCAAGCCTCAAGCCATCGCGGCCCGCGCATATGTGCAAGCTCTGCACGACCACCGGGACGGCAAGATCTCAACCGCTGAGAAAGACGCTCTCGGCGATCGCCTGAACGCAGCCATCGAGGAGCACGGAAAGCCATGAATTACGCCAGATTTAAAATCGCTCGGGCGCAGCTGACCGAAAACTACTTTGCGCCAGTGCCGTCCCAATTCCAGATCATGCCCCGCGCAATAGAGCGCGCTGGCGAGGACGGTGAGGGGTTCTCGATCATCGGGTACACTCGCGCCCTTGCCGACGATTGCCTTGCGATCACCGGCTGCATCGATGGGGGGCGGGTCGCATGAAGGGCCGGATCCGCATGGCGCTGGGCAACACTGTTGGCGCCCTCGCACTTTTCGCAATCCTCTGGGGGCTGCTCGCCCTCGCTGGTTAAACCGACACTCGAAAGGAAAACCCGATGTCGAACCCATATCAAACCAAGATTGGCACGCCCGGATCCGATGGGCCCGCCTTCCCAGCCACAGAAGCCGGCGATGATGTCAGCATCTTCGCGGCCCCGGCGCATTGGGGGCAAGATCCCAGCGTGTCGATCGTGGTCAACCTGAACGCGGCATCGATGACACCGCGCGAGGCCCGCCAGCTGGCGATCGCACTCCTGCAGCACGCAGACAGTGCCGAAAACGCAGCATGAAGCCAGTCACCCTCACATTGCAGGATGACGAAGCCAAAGCCATCCGGGCCGCGCTGCAAGCCGTGCTGCGCGATCCGCAAGCTACCAACCTGATCTATGCGACCAAAGCTCAGGCGCGCTCGGCGCGTCGGGCAGCTAAGAAAATCGAATGGGCATCCCAGAAAGGGCCGAGCCAATGAAAAAGCCGAAAATCATAAACCCCTGCGCTGACGACAGAAACGCCGGGTCGGGTGAGAAGATCATCGAAATCACGTTTCCAGACGGGACGTCATGCCTGATCTCGATCCGCGAGCTTATGGGGATCCGGTCGGTCGAAATCTACCAAGCCAACGCAGACGTAACCGTTCGCGCCGATGGCGACGAAATCGAATTGAAGGGAGAATGACGATGAGCAACCTACCAACACATGAGGCTGAGCAAGCCGCGATCACAGCGGAGTGCGAGCTCGGAATCTGCGACCATCCCGCGTGCCAAGAGGATGACGCCGACGACCAATGCCGAACCTGCGGCGTCTGGTATCAAAGCGCCGGCGATGGATGGGACGGCGAGTGCCCGGACTGCGCGGATAAGGCCGACACGTCCTATCTCGATGAGCTGGTCGATCGCTGCGCACCGCGCTGGTCGTGGGAAATCATCGACGAGATCATCGAGAGCGCAGGCTCAAATCTGGATAGCGATGGAGATCTGATCGTGCCCGGTGATTACGACGGTGGCAACGCGGTCGCGGATCTGGTCGCCGCTGGACGCGCGATGGGCCTTGCCTGCGAGCTGGCAAATGATCAGCCCATCAGCCGGCGTGAAATCGACGCCCTGATCAATCCGGTCGTTGAAGCCGAGATCGTCGCCACTCCAGCTTTAAGCGCGGCCGAGCTTGCCACCATCCTCGCCGCCCTGCGCTACATGCAGAACGACATCGCCGATGAAGGGGATCTGTGGGAGCCGGGCGACATCGCAACGAATTGCGGGACCGTTGAGGCTCTGGGGGCCGATGAGATCGATGATCTGTGCGAGCGCCTGAACATGGGGCCGGAACCCGAGCCGAAAACCTACATCCACCCGGAGAGCTTTTGCCCCTCCAACCACTACAACCCCGGCGACGACATTTGCGCCGATTGCGGAAAGGATTTGAACGATGGCTGATTTTGAAATCGTGTTCTGGGAACAGCGGCGCATCGCGATCAAGGTGACGGCTGATAACGCCAAAGCCGCTCGGGATGAAGCTGAGGCGATCTGGGACTGCTCCAGCGAGGAGGACATGGAGACGCTGCCGGATTTCACCGTCGATAATCACGACATAAAATCAACTCAGGTCTACGCGATTGTCGACGGCCAAGGAACGGAGGTTCACGATGAATAGTCCCAGCCTCGAGCAGATGTCTAAGGTGATCCGCGGGATTACCGACGCCACCCGCGCGCCACAGCCGCGCACCAACGCCCACCGCGCCAATGAGGCCGGTGTGTTGATGGATGCCATGTGGGTGATGACCGGCGTGGATCCAGACCCGGAAGCCGATGGGCCTCAGACAGCCCTGACCGACGTGCTGGCGCATCTCATGCACTACGCCGACGCGCACGGCATCGATTTTGACATCTGCGCTACCGGCGCGGCTGGACATTACAGGGATGAAACAGAGGAGGCGGGACAGTGACGGACGGTCAGAACGGCACGAAAGTAACTAGCATGAAAACCATGACACCCGAAAGCCGGTTTGAAAGTGACGGGCTGGCGTGGCGCATCCATTTCCCAAACCTTCTAAAGGAGATCTTGGTGAATGATGGCTGCAAGGCATTGGCGGTCCCCCTGAACATTATAGGGCAGACCCTCCACGATCTGGCTGAGTTGGCGATTGAGATAGACGACCCGCGCTTGCACCTGATGATGTTCGACATGACCCTGTATGACGTCGCGGATCTGGATAAGACCGATAGGGAGGAGTCAGCGCGCACCCGCAAAAGACTGGTGGAGCAATGTGAGGCCATGAAGGCCGCAAAATAACGCTTTTGATGCTTCAAATGTTTACAACCCTCGCTACTTGCGATATACAGAGGTTAGGCAATGAAGCCTGAAACTCGGAAAGGACGAAAGATGGACATCCTCAGTGAAATCGCTGCGACACTCGGCACCACCGAAGAAAAGGTAAATGCGCGGATCGCGGGCTTGAAGCTCGGCCCAATCTGTTCGCGTTGCGGCGGATCAGGGAGCTACAGCTTTAACCAGATCGACGGAAGCCGGTGCTATGGCTGCAACGGCTCGGGTCATACAAACCCCAAGACGAGCGACCTTCCCGGTATCCTAGAAGCGGCAAAAGCTGCTGTCTCGAACGGCGATCTGGAGCGTTATTTGCAAATCCTGAAAGACCGGAGTTTCTGCAAGAGAGCGATGAGCCAGATCTTTGCGGCTTGGACTGAAACATCAGTAGCGAAGGCTCTAGGTAGCTCAGGATCTCATATGATCAAAGAGGATGAAGTCGCGGGGCTGGCCGAGGTTCGGTCTGCTAACAAGCTGATGGCTGACGCACAGCAGCGCTTTTCAGCCGTTCAATATGACAAGACACTCTGCCCCACAAAAAAGGCCGAGATCGCCCGCGCGTCCATCGATGCAATCAATGCCGCTGACTTCGACGTGCCAGCTCAGACCATCACAGAGATGAATCGCTGGATGAGCCAATTTCGTGAGCGCCAAGCAGCGTATTTCGAGGAACATAAAGGAAGTTGATATGACTTGTGAGGTTGTTGAAATATCCATTTGGGGCCGGAACAACGACGGCAAGGTGAGATCCGGTGAATGCACCTTTCGGGATGGGAAGAAGTGGAGGTGGAGTCGCTCCCTCATGGATGGAAGTTATTACTTCACCATCGACAGCGGGATGCCGTCGCAATGGTCGATGGCAAATTATGGGAGGATGATTAGCCCGCCAAAGCGCGTAACGGCGCTAAAAAAGAAACTGCAACAGGAAGGGGAAAAGATATGACTGATCAAAGCAACATGCCCGCCACACTGCGCCGCCTATCTGACATCGTTGATGAGTACGACCAGAAGCGCGCCGCGATGCAGGACAGCATCAAAGAGTTTCACACTGCGGCCAATGCGCTCGAGAGCCAGACCGTCATTGGCGGCACCTATGTCGGATCGATCTGGTACGGCGCGGCCCCGCGCGTGCAGGAGCACACGTTTGAAGCCAACCTGCGCAAGTCGGCATGGCAACACGTCTACAAAGGTCTGAACCTTCACCGGATCGCGAGCGCCAGCGATCGCAAGAAATTCGAGGCTGAGTTTGAAAACTCGCCTGCCTTTACCCTCGACAACCTGCGCGCCACGTTCGGCGCCTATGTGGCGGATCCCCGGCATCACATCCTGAAAGGTCTGGCCGAGTGTTTCGTTGGTCTGGATCCGGCGTTCAAGAGCCATAGCAAGGTCAAGGTCGGCGTGGCCGGTCTGCCCAAGCGGGTGATCTTGCCCAATGTCGCCGGCGGATATGGTGCCTATGGCGAGGAACGGCTGAAAGACACGGTCAACGCGCTGCGCGTGTTCGAGGGCCGGCCGCATGTGGAATACCGCCCGTTCGCGCAATGGATCGCCAACGCCCAGCGCGATCTGGATGAATGGGGGCCGGGCTATCTTTACCGGGAAGGCCGGATGATCGAGCACGATGGCAAGGTATGGGCAGCAAAGCGGGATCTGCGCAAGCTGGACGCATGGGACGCTGACGACTGGACCGAGTGGCAGGATCCAGAACCGGGCCTTGAGCTGCGCGTGTACGGCAACGGCAACGGCCACCTGATCTTTTCAAAGGACAAGCTGCGCCAGATCAATCTGGCACTGGCTGAATTTTACGGCGACGTGCTGCCGGATGCTGAGGGCGAGGGGGATGACGAGGCGCAGGCCGACCGCGATCTGTTCCGGTCCCGCGAGGTTTCGACTGATCTGCAATACTACCCCACCCCGCAGAAGGTGATCGATCGCGTGCTGTCCTCCATCAGCCGGGGCGATAACGGCGGGGTGATCCTCGAGCCCAGCTGCGGCGATGGCCGGATGCTCGACACGATCCGCAAGGTCTGGCCTAGCGCCAAGCGGTTGGGTGTCGAGATCCATCCGGGCCGGGTCGAGGCGGCGCGCGCCAAGGGGCATCTGATCTACAAAGCCAATTTCCTTGAGATGACGCCAGTGGCCGAGCATGACCTGATCGTGATGAACCCGCCCTTTTACGGCAAGCACTGGAAAAAGCATCTGGCCCACGCGCGCAAGTTTCTGAAACCGCGCACGACCCAATACGGCCAGTCTGGCGGAACGCTCATCTGCATCCTACCGGGCAGCGCTTTCTATGACGGCCACCTAGACGACATGGGCATCAGCGAGGCGGCTTGGACGGATCTGCCGGTTGCCTCATTCAACGAGAGCGGAACCAACATCCCCACCGGCTATGTCGTGATCGGAGCGGGCCGATGAACCGGGATGACATTATCAACTTGAGCGGCTGCCGGATATGCAGTGTGCAGGCTGGATCCCCCTGCCTGACAGGAGAAGGCGGTGAGCGAAAGCGCTGCCACGTCGAAAGGCTCTACAGCGCTCAGGACCGGCGAAATGGCAAACGCGACAGGACGACAGGCAAGGTCAACTGGACACCCTTTGCCGAACAGCGTTGCCCCGTCTGCCGGAAGATGTTGAGGGATAGCAAGGGCGCGATCCAGCACGCGATCGACGCGCACGGCCTCAAGCGGGATGACGTGCTCAGGCTGCGCGTTAAATTCATGGCCGAGAATGATCGCTTAGCCAGAAAGCCCGCTGAACCCGCCTCGGATGATTTTGACTTGATCGATGACAGCGACGTGTAACCTATTGCGATAGTGTGTATATTTTACTTGCACACCATCGCTACTTGCGATATACGTTGATTAAGGGCAATGGAGCCCGTCACAAAGGAACGCCGCCATGATCCGCCAAACAGCCTCAGCAACAGACTTTGCAAAATGGGAAGCCCAAGCCCGCGAGATGGATGAAGCCGGGCTGTTCTACGCTCTGAACGATTGCCGGAAGGCAGCCGAAGCGATGAAGGGCTGGAACCCCGAGCGCGAAGGCTACTACGCAGATCAGGCTTTCACCTTTGCCGACGAGATCCGGCGCCGCCGCAACGAGAGGAAAGCAGCATGAACATCCTTCACAATCGCCCAAACGCATACGCCGACCGGCTCAAGCCTTCTTTCGGGATCCCGGAGATCAAGCCGAAGCCGGGCGAAACATTCGACAGGGAAAACGATCTTTGGCTCAGCGACTGCGGGACGATAGTTTACCACCGCGACGGGCATATCACTCAGGGCACCGTCTTGAGCGCCACCAGCGATGCGCTGATCGAATACGACCGCCGCCATATGACACCTTCGGCTTTTGCAGACTGCTACGCTGACGGCGACGAGAGTATGATGCTCTACGGCGCCAACGGCTAAGGCCAAACCAATAGGGGCCAGCGTGCCCCGCAACCGGGCCATGACGCCCAGAGAGAGGGACGACAAGATGATCGAGAAACTGAAAGACGGCGTAAGGGTCTGGGAGCCAACGCACCCCCAAGACATCGCCCTGCTGCAGCGCGCTGAGGGCTCGCTGTTCGGCGAAACCACATTCCCGAGCGGCTGGAAGTCACCAGCTGGAACACAGACCGCGCGCAATGGCGTGCTGGTCGAGAACATCGAAGGGTCGCAGACATGAGCGCCGATAACCTGAAATCCATCATCAAGCGGATCCGCGCGATGCGCGCCAAGGCCAGCAATGACGCCTCGAGCGAGGCCGAAGCGGAAGCCGCCGCCGGTCGCGCCGCAAAGCTGATGGCCGAATATGATCTGGCCGAAAGCGATCTCGGATCTGATCAGGAGCGCGACGAGGTCGCCTATGCCACCGCGAGTGGCGGCAAGACATTGCACCCGGTCGATCGTGGTACGGCAATGGCGATCGCCAAGCTGACCGAAACTGAGGTCTGGCAAAGCGATGGCAGGCTGAACTTTGCCGGGATGCCGATGGATCTCGAGATGGCGATCTATCTGGTGGAGATGCTGCGCAGCGCGGCCGAGCGCGGTTGGATGGGTGGCTATGCCGATCAGCCGATGACAGGCCGGATGGCGGTCGGTGATTTCCGCGATGGGTTTTATCTCGCCTTTGCCAGCCATGTGTCACAGAGGATCATGGATCTGGCCCGAGAGCGCGAGGCGGCGCGTGCCACGTCGACCGGCACGGATCTGATGATCACTAAGCGCGGCCTGATCACCACCAAGCTGAAAGAGGATGGGCTGCGCCTTAAAACGCGCAAGACCAAGCAGCGCAGCGGATCCCATGCTGGCCGAGATGCCGGGCAGGCGGCAGCCGGAAAGGTTGGCTTTGGCCGGCCGATCACATCGACATCGAGCGGCACCCGCCAACTGACATAAAATAGCCCGCTGGGGCGCGGAACGCCTGCGCCCCACCCCATCACACCCGCCACGGACGTTTGAGACGTCACAGGCAGATACAGGAGGCCATAGGCCATGTCCGACACTAAGTTTATTCCAGAGGGCCACCAGCCCTACACCGTCTTACTTATGATGAGCGACGACTTGCGCAGCGACGAGTGTTGCGCCTCAGATTGGGTTCGCCGGGTCTATGTCGAGGGTGAGGCCAGCAAAGCCGGGATTGAACGGATGATTAAGATCGCCCGTTGTGATCTGGCGGATATGTTCGGCTGGACGGATCCAGATGACGATCCAGATCCGGTTGAGGTCGAGCAGCGCAAGAGCGCTATGGAGCCGGTTGCGATCTATGCCGGGCATATTTTTGACATCTATCAGCCATGACACTCGACACCGATCATCAGCGCGCCGACATCAACGCGCATCCATCCTATGCCCTTGGCTTTAATGATGCCGCCAACCTTGAGCCGCTTTTTGATGATGCGAGTCCAGAATATCGAGCCGGTTGGCTCGGCTACCAAATTGCTAGGTCGGCATTTTATACCCTTGCTGGATCTCGCTACTCGCGATAGTTTTACCTATCTGGCAATGAAGCCCGCACTTTGGATGATGAGTGTTCGCCCTCTAACGAAAGGAGCCAGCCATGCACCGGGACTAAAGATCCCACGCGACACCCACCCGGCCAAGCGCCGGGTGGTTTTCTATTGAACCGAAAAACAGCAAAGGAAGAACCGAGATGAAACAGACAATCGCCATAGCCGCCACAGCCCTTGCGCTGATGAGCGCGCCGGCACTCGCCAAGGAATCGCCCGCCAATAACTGCAAGTTGCTGGGCGATGTCGCCGGTAAGATCATGTCCCTGCGACAGGATGGCGTTACGCCGTCGCAGCTGATGGACGCCCTCAGCAGCGATAAATTCGACCAGCTGATCTTGGTCGCCTTTAACACGCCGCGCTACTCGTCGCCGGATTTCAAGACCACCGCCGTTGAGGACTTTCGGTCAGAGATCGAGGTTGAGTGCTACCGAAAGGCTGGAGCAGCGGAATGAAGTATATCGCCGTCGACACCGAAACGACCGGGATGGATCCTGAAAAGGATAAGCTGGTCGAGATCGCCGCCGTGCCGAGCAAAGGCGTTCACCGCAGCACGCTGGTCAATCCCGGCGTGAAGCAAATCGACTTTGGCGCAATGGCCGTCCATCACATCACTCAGGACATGGTCAAGGATGCGCCCGGGCCGCTCGATGCGATCGCCGCGGTTGGTCTGGCGGATCTGGATAAGACCGATACGCTGGTATTTCACAACGCCGAATTTGATCGCCGGTTTCTGCCGTCAAACCTGTTGGCTCAGCCTTGGATCTGTACCTATCGCTGCGCGCTGCATTTGGTGCCCAACGCGGAAAGCCACAGTAACGGCTCGCTTTGGTATGAGCTGGGCCTAGATCATCCCATGCCAGAGGACGCCGGGAAGATGCCGCACCGGGCGCTGTTCGACGCCATTATGACCTTCGACATCGTGAGCCACTTTATCGACAAGCACTTTGTCGAAAGCGCTGACGCAGATCCGACGAAGCTCGATATTGGCATGGCGCTGGCCTATCTGATCTCGCTATCGACCAGCCCGGTTGTCCTGAGCAAGTGCAATTTCGGAAAGCACCGGGGCCAAAGCTGGGCGGAAATTCCGTCCGACTTTATGCGCTGGGTGTTGAAGCAGGATTTCGACTTTGACACGCGCTTTACCTGCCAGCACTGGCTGACCGAGAGGAGGCACGGATAATGGCACGGAAGCGGGTGCCGCCGCCGTACCGCTATTTCAAGGCGCGGTGGCAGCTGCGCGGTGGGCATGTTGATGTCGATATGTTCGTCGCAAATCATCCCTCCCTGACATTCCAGAACATGGGCAAGCTGGTGATGTCTGAGGAGGATTTTAAGGTGTTCAGAAAGTCGTCGCCCAATTTCAATTTCGAGAAACGAGAGGATCAAAGTGATGCCGTCAGTCGATAAAATGGTGAAGGGTAAAATCCGTAAACTTGCCCGCGAGGGGCGCCTCATCGATGAGGCGTTCAATATCTTCCAGCGCAAGGTTTTTACCGGAGCGCCAGAGTCTCAGGTCGAGGCGATGCGGATCTGCTTCTTTGCGGGCGCGGCTGAGCTGCACGCGCTTATGATGGCTTCACTTGATGAAGGCGTCTCGGAAACGGATGACGATATGACGTTTATGACGCAGTGGGTCGATGAGCTTGAGGCATTTCATCTCAAGGTCATCGCCGCAGACGCAGCAAAGGGGATGAGAAATTGATCCGGCAATATGGTGCAACCTGCGGCCGGGTCAGATTGATCGACACGCCGCGCGGCCGTATGGATGGCGGGGTTATTCCAGCTGGGTCGATATGTCGGCCGGGTGGCTGGATGCCCCGCGTCATTGTCGAGGCGTGGATCCCGAGAGAGTACGGCACATGGGATCCGGCCAGCCGTCAGATGGAAAGCAAGAGGATCCGGGGTGGGCATATTGCCCAAGTCCGGTGCCTCGGCACTGGCCGACAATTCAAGATCAGCGACGTGTGGCTGATCGATAACGAGGAATGAGGATATTCGATGACCGAGCAGAGTAAAAAACGAGCGGCGTTCTGGATGTGGATCGAGAAGGATCCGGTGCGCTGCTACCGGCTGTTCAAGGGCGACTGGGCGGATTACGTCGAACGGCTGCCAGACTACATGCGGCCCGGAGTGGTGCGGTACATCCTTTTCGGCGTTAAGCCGGGATCCTTTCTCTGCGCAATTTTCGCCGCTGAGTGGCATCTCGCCGGCATAAAGGCTGACGCCGTGAACGCCGGGCTGATCTCCACCTATCGGGAGCTTCTGGCGTCCGGGTGCCCAAGCGAGTGCTGGGGATCCAGTCAGAGCGTGAGGGAGTGGTGCGTGGATGGCGGATTGCTCCGTGGCTCAGATCTGCCAGAGGTTCCAGATGACGCATAAAGGCATAGATCCAATCATCGCCCGAAGTATGGAAGAAAAGATGATCAAGGCGTTGGGGGGCGCCGGGAAAAGCCGGGTGAAATCTGAGCGCGCAGCCTCTAAGAGGATCACGAGAACGATGATCGAGGCTGAGGAAAAGCGCGAGATGGTGCTCAGCCTTCTCAAATCAGACGGCCCGCTTTCAATAGAGGATCTGATCAAGAGGATCCCGTCGATGGGCCATGTGCAAGTCAAAGGCCAGCTGACCAAACTCAAAGAGCGGCAGCTTGCCAAGAATATCGGCAAAGGTAGCGTCAGCTTATGGGTTGCCGTGAACACGTCCCGTCCATAGCAATATGGGCGGGATCGCCGCTTTTCAGTGTAAACTGTCGATTTGCACTTGCGGGATCTCGCTACCATCGATAAGTGTTGGTTATAGGCAATGAAGCCTGACACCTGAAAGGACGATCAAATGAATATCCGCATCGACATACGCACAGAAGTTTTCGACATCCGAGAAGCGACGGCAGCCACCATCGAAAAGGCGATGCTGCAGGTCCAGCAGGGTGTTCACGAAATCGTTGCTGAGCACGATTACAAAAGCGAGGCGGGCCGTCAGCTCATCGAGATGAAAGTCTCGAAAATGATCCTGTCAGAAGCCAAGCGCATCAACAGCACCGGGCACATGACCGATAGCGTCGAAGGCTTCATCAACGCCCAGATCGTTAAGAAACTGGTCAACGAAGCTGCAGAACCGGGATCCATGATTGTGACCGCGATCTATAGCTAATCGAGCGGGGCCGGGCAACCGGCTCCCCCATGAACCGGGCAACGAAGCCCAACGGAAAGGATAAATGATGGCTTTGACAGTTCAGGATTTTTGCGGGAACCGCCTCGAGATCGTTCCGGCTGAGGGTGATACCACAGTCACGATCGCGGATCTGGCGCAGTTCGTCACATTCGACAGCCAAGCCGCGCGCGCCAAGGGGGATCCTGAGCATAAGGCAGCCTATCACGCGCTGCGGGATCACTACGCCAAGCATGAAATGCAGGCCGGTGGCTACCATCCCGAAACCGGCTTCTGGGTCGTGTTCAAGGATGGCAGTTCCATCCGTTACAATCACAATTAAAGGCAGAGAGGATAAGACTATGACCAGAACCCACGAACAGCACATGGCTGCGAAGCACGCCAAGATGGCCCAGCGCAAAGCAGAAGAAGCCGCGCCCGTTACGTCCATCGACATGACGCCGACATTCGAGGAATCGGTGCGCTGCTCAATCGCGCTTCTCGAGTGCGGTGACTATCAGGGCCGGAAATTCGCGCGCGAGGAGCTGCTGCGCTATGGCCGCGAGCTGGACCGGCTCAAAGCCGCCAGCGCCGGTTTGGCTTTCGACACCGCTGACACGCCGCTTGAGGGGGAATGAGATGACCCAGTATATTGTGAAAGCCGATGAGCCGTTTCCCGGCTACATCCAGTCGACCGTGCTGGACGATGGCACCGTCGCTTATACCGATGGCATGACGCCAGAGGATTACAGCAAGGATCGCGGCTATGCGATCCGCCTGATCGATGCGGCCGAGCTCACGCGCTTGTTCAACGAGCACGAAGCCGGCCTGATCACCGACCCCTCGCCCATCACTGAGGATGATTGGCATGATGCCTTGAATTGCCTGCCGCCGTCCCGCTGGGGCCACAGCCGCGGGGTCGAGCTGTTTCATATCAGCGAGCGGATCACCGGGGATCTGGTCGATTGGTTCGCGCAGGTTGGCGGTCAGTATTTCCGGTTCGTTGATCTCTGCAACCGGGATCCCGCCGAGCTGGCCGCGAAAGTGGCTGCGAAGATCTGACAGAGCGAGGGAGGCAATCAAAGTGGACATCAACCTACATGAGAACGGCGCCACCTGCCCAGCCTGCGAGCTACGGCGAGAGGAGGAGAATACCAAGATCTCAGGTCGGGCCGACGTTCCGTGCAATAATTGCGGCGGGACAGGCCGGATCTCAGCCGGGGTTCAGACCGTAATCAACATGAACACCGCTTGGGCCAAAAAGCATTATTGGCCCGAGCGAGAAGCGCGCTGGCGGATATTCAATGAAGCCCAAGAAAGACGCGCTGCGGCCCAGTAAAATAAGGTGCGAATTGCACTTGTCAGACATCGCGCTAATCGATAGTTGTTGGATATGGGCAATGAAGCCTGACATCAGAAGGAACGATCAAATGACCACCCCTCACCAATTCACACTTTCCGAAATTCAGATGACGGCCGCTCGCGAATGGTGCGAACAGGCTGGTGTTACCATCACCACCATTACTGGCGGCGATAGTCTGAATGTGGCTGAGGTAGTCGGATTTGATCTCGAGAAGATCCCGGCGCGTGTCGCTTTGGATGTAGCCGGCAAGGAAGCCGAATTTCTTTGCGACCACGATTTTTAATTTTTGATTATGGGCAACGAAGCCCACCGAAAGGACAGACCATGACAGAGATTAAACGCACGTTCGCCGAAGATGGCAGCCGGTACGAAATCGATTGGGGGCCATGCCATCCCGATCGCGGCTTTTGCCAGATCGATACCGATCAGGACGCGAGCTATTTCGGGATCTGGACGAACCCCGAGCGCATGATCATCGCCAGCTTCATCGAAGGCGACATCGAGGTTGAAACAGCTACCGACCCAGCAGACTACCGGACAGCGCTGGTCGCCTGCCTGACGCGCTACAAGCACCGTAGCCGCAGCCACGCGATGATCGATCTGGGCCTGTCTGGCCGGGCAGACATACAGGATCAGTTTAACGCCCTCGGGCTCAATACGTTCACCTACTGAGAGGATCCAGCCATGCCACGCTATGCAATCGAAGCCAGCTACACCGGGATCAACGTGCACCTGATGAAGAAAGAGGATGCCGTTCAGATCCTCTCTCAGCGATACGACGACGAGGAGGAGGCTGATGGTTTCGCATTTTGTATGAACGTCAAAGCCGGGCAGCAATATCACTACAGGGTCATCCCGGCGCCAGAGCCAGAGGCCCAGTAAAATAAGGTGCGATACAAGTTGACACGTCTCGCTACATGCGATAAGTGTTGATTATCGGGCAATGAAGCCCACACCTGAAAGGAAACAAAATGGCTTTTTCAACTGAGTTCTCCACACGCAAATATGAATTGTCCCACGGTCGCAAGCCGAAGGGCACAGGCAGCTGGGCCTTTCTGGTCATGCAGGGTCGGACAGAAGTTGAAACCGTTTTTGTTCCCGGCTCGATGTCACTGGCAGACGCTAAGACGTGGATGCGGAGCTACGGCCGCACAAGCTACAGCCAGTCGACAGACTTTTTGGAAGTCGAAGTCGCACCTTAATTCGCAACCGGGCCATGACGCCTGAACCTTGAAAGGATACCCGATGACCATTAGCACAATTCAAGCCGCGAACCTCGCCACGCGCTACCATGACGCGATGACGATGGTGAGCACGCAATCATCCCTCCATCTGGCAGGGCGGATCTCGCCACGGCAGGCGCTGGAAGCCTATCTGCAAGCCTGCAAGGTTTGCGGCGTCCAGCTGCACAATGAGCACTGGGAAGCCAATGCCGAAATAGTGGTTGTCGAGCTGACCCAAAAGCGCCGTCACGCATTTAAGAAAATGCTGGAGATCTCTTAACCAACCGGGCAACGGAGCCCAGCCGAAAGGAAACGACATGATCCCCGATTTCAAAAAAGGCGAGCTGATCGCCAGCTACCCAGCTTGGGACATCTACCGGGCCAAGCCGCGCATCTATCTAGGATTTCGGGAAGGCATATCTCGCCCGATCTTTAGTGCTAACGACATCCTTGGCCTGCCATTTGAAACGCAGCGCTATGGCACGATGTACCACTGGTTCACGTTCGGATCCGTCGCGTCCTACGCGCTGCATTGTGATAAATGCCCGATCGAGGCTTGGTGCAAAGCGAGGGCGAGGGGGCACAAGCTCTACTGGCTCAATCCTAATGGCAGCATTTTGACCGCAGAGAAGCGCGCCAAAGAGGATCGGGTCGCGCTGGATTTCGAGGATGAGATCATCTTTGAAGGTCATCTGTTTCGGATCGTCAAAGAGGCGAACCAGAACGCGGGCCTTGTGGAGGTAAGCCTGTGAGACGCAAGGGGCCGAAATGGGATGACATCAAGCCGGGATCAAACCGCATCGAGGAGCGTCAGATTGACGGATACCGGCGGCGCGACAGCCGCCCCGGAAAAAGCCGGATCGAGATCAAGTGCCCGTTCTGCCAGATCTATCTCTGGGCATATGTCTGGAGCTTGAGCGGTGGAGGAAAACGCTGCGATTGCGGGGCGCTGATAGGGGGATCTGGGAACGTGTATCATTTTATTGACAGGAGCCAGACATGACCCCGGCCATGACTGAAATTCAGACCGCCCGCACGAAAGGCCGGATCGCTGCCCACGTTAAGCTGGGCGAGGTTTCCCACGAAGCTGCCAGCACATTCTGGCGCGAAAGCAGCTGCAGCGACACGCTGCACGCCTACGGCTATTGGGATGGGTTTTTGGCCGTGCTGGCTGAAACGCGGTCGAGCTACCGCACCGAGATGACCGAGGCCGGCGAGCAATTCACCATCCCCGGCTGCGAGCTGGATGACGAGCGCACCGGCGCCAAGCAGCTGGGATTGTTCTGATGGCAAAGCATGGTGGATACGATAGTAGCCACCCTTGGTACTATCTGACAGGCGGGCGGATCCTGACCGTCGATGAGATCCGCGCGGAATCCTGCGCCGGTTGCGACAAGGATCGCATCAGCAAACTGAACCTGATGAAGGAGCCGCGCCGGTCGGCCGAGATCAAACAGCTCAAAGCCAGCATCTCGGACGGTCTGAAACGAGACGCCGAGATCTATGCAGAGCAAGCCGCGCGCGTTGAGTACCGCCGCCGTTGGCTCGGACCTTGGCAGGATCAGGCGCGGGATATGTGGGAGGAGCCAAATAGCGGGATCGGTTTCAAGCACAATCATCTGCGCTACGGCTTTTCGCAGATGCTCGGGCTGGACGCATTGACAGTTGAGGAGCAGCTGACGCTGTTTTGACCGGGGCACGATTTTAGCCCCGCCACGAACGAAAGGGCGGCTTTCCACCCTACCACCCATTAAATGACCGTTTGGGTCATACACGGCCGGATTTAGCTGGCCATCAACGGATTTGGAGAGATTAGACTATGGGACATCGTGAGATTGATACGTCGACCACCGAAGGCTTCCGCGAGGGGATGGACGTGATGGATTTCTCAGTGGCGCGTTTCGCGCTTCTGGTCGGCGCACCGGAAAGCACCGTGAAAAGCTGGAAGGGCGGCGATAAGCCCGTCAATCCCTCAGCTGCGATCATGCTGAAATGGATGATCAACGGCTATCGGCCGTACAACTGGCATATGACCGGCCCGGATCTGCGCGCCAAGCGCGAGGATATGCAGTTGTCTCAGGATGAGCTCGGGCAGATCCTTGATGTCGAGGCTGATACGATCGTCAAATGGGAAAGCGACTTTCGCGGCCCGCCGGGCTTTATCGCTCGGGCGATTGAGTGGCTGGACTCGGATGTTCCACCCTTTGACTGGGCCGCGGATTACGGCGCCAAGGATGGCTAGGCGGCATCGCTGACGTGATCTCGATCGCGTCGAGGACGACTGAAAACATCATCTGCGATCGGATGTAATTCAAAGCGTTCCACCAGCGCTTATATTCCCGCCGCATCGATCTGATCTCATCCGGGTGAGGATCCCAATAACAAGGGCAGATCTCGTCTTTGTATTTAACCCGGCGCCTGATTGGCAGCGCCGGGTTTTTTGGGTGCGGTGTCTGGATGGTCATGTAGCCGGTTCTGATGACCTCAGTTTTCGCCATGCGGCCCCATTTATTGGGCGCGCGCCACGCCTTCGGCTGCAGCTTAGGCACAAGCCCAGCACCGGCATCCGGCACCGACATGGCGCGGGCGTACTGGGAAAGCTGGATCGCCGCCTGACGACCACCGACCCGGTCTGGCAGGCTTGAGACAAGCGCCGCAATAATGTCGGCATCATCATGCGGGCTGCTGCGCCCTTTCGAGACATCGATCTTGACGTTCCCGAGGCGCATACGCTGCATCAGGACATATTCTGTCCCGAAGCCAAATCCGCGTTCCTCGACATCGCTCAGATCCGGTAGCTCGAGCTGGGCTTTCTCAATGCCGAAGGCCCATTCGAGGGCAAAGCGTGCAGAGAGCTTTCGCTTTTCTAGGGCCATTCGCGATCACTCCAGACTTTTTAAAATACTCATCGGCTGCGGCCCTTCTGCATCTGGATCTTGAGATCTGCGATCTCTTGCCACTCCAGCTTGGTCGGTTGTTTCGTTTTGACGCCATCTGGCGCGTTTCGGATCATATTGGTGAAGCCTTCCAGCTCCTCCAATGAGCGTATAGATTTGATCGCGCCAGCGACAGTGCAGCACGCATCTCTCATATCGTCAGCGTGCCTTGGCGCGGATCCACCCGGTCCATCAGCCGAAACGCAGACTCGCCCACCCAGTTGCGATCCCAGACAAACCAAGCGTTGCGATGCTTCGGGGATTTCTCGCCAGTGAAGTCCAGTTTCCAGCGCATCAGGTAGCAGTAGGAAAACGGGTTGGCATCGAGCAATTCGCCCAGACCGTTCGCGCGGGCCGCCGGCCATTCCCAAGACAGCAACAGCGCCATGTAATCCCAATCCGGCATCTCGAGCGCATGGCGCAGCCAGCGGCCGTGCCCATCCTTCGCCGTGATGAGGTTGTAGGGCGGGTTCGTGATGATCGCCTTGCCGCGCGGGCGCAGGCAGCTGAAATAATCGCCCACCCAGCTGTCCGGGCATCCGTAATCGTGGATGTCTGAGGCGCAGCACGGCAATCCATGCCCGCGGATCTGGCGAACCATATCCCCGCGCCCGCAGGCTGGCTCCCAGACGGTCCCTGATTGCCGGATCCGCTCACCGTCGGCGTGCAGGAGGGATAAGATCGCCTCTGGCTCGCCGGTTGGGTAGAAATCCCGCTCGACGCGCGTTTGATTAACCGGTGCGCGCTGCAGGGGCAGATCT